GATCAGAATAACAGCATCTTCGGTTTCACTTTTATATTTCAGTGTTTCGAGACGTGCCTGTTCATTAGCCCATGCCATTACACCGTCCCGGTCGGTACCAAGACGTTTTGAAAGTTCTGCCAGAGTGCCCAATTTTCGAATGGTCTTCGAAGTACTTTTTCCCTGGTCATTGGTATAGGATTTGGTAATGTAAAAGGATTCTGAATTTTTTGATTTAGATGTTGTAATTCGCATAATAATCACCTCTATACCAGTATAGCACAAATCACTAAATATTACTAGATAGTAAAACAAAAAAGTTGACAAAAAAATAAGCCTACAATAAGGCTTTGAAGTACTTTTGGATTGATGGATGTGTCAAACGCCCGTGTTTTCCGATTTTCTTTATGCATCCCACCGTCCTAATGTCCATCTAAGACGATGAGATATGATTTGTTTTACTTCTAAAGAGAGTTTTCTTTCTTGCGATTTTTTCTTTCTATCCGCACGATTATTCTTCTTTACCTCTGGCAAAAGCACAGAAAAAGTGTTATAATAAAAGACAGTCTTACTTAAAAAAGAAAATCCCCAGAGATTTCTCTCTGAGGAATAACTTATAGTTAATAACGTTGGTGTAAACAGACAACAGTCTTAATAGCATCAATAGTGTCAAAACATGAAAATCAGAGGTGAAATCTCTGCTGTACAGCGATACCCCACGGTAGTTTTACAAACTTTATGTGTGCAATGACATTTCGCAGAAGATTTTTATAAAGCGATACACATACTGAACGATTACCATTCACGATGCTACGGCAGAAACGCTTAAGAACTGTTCAAATTTTATTTTGAATTCGGGAACTGTCGGTCTTGAAAAATCAATGATGATGCATTTACTTCTGGACGCTATCGAGAGCTATGAGGATTCCGGGCAAATACCAATTTTCATTCCATCTAAAAATTATGATGATTCTAAAATATCATATTCGAGGAACAGACAAATCGTTTAATATGCTCTACGACATGATTACTAACAAAATTGACGAGTATATTTTTGAACCCTTTTTACAATCTCTTTTTGAGGAGTGTGACAAAAGCAATGGTTACTGGATATTTCTTGAAAGAATGTATCCCATCCTCTATTACGAGGAAGGTAAAACTGATGGATTCACATTTAATGACCCGGCATCCTTCCTGTACGGCTTCATCATTCATAAACAATCAATTAATGCTTATATTTATCACTTGATGAACGCTTTATCATAAATGAGTGAGTGTATTTAGATGAGCATTATCAAGACCCTGACATAGACACGGACAAATTGATTGAACTGACCGAAGTGCCATTAGAGTATATCCACGAATTTGGAGAACCTGATGTAGTTGGCCTAAACTATGAAATTGAAATAGAAAAACTGCTCTCTGACCCAAATCATTATGAAGAAGTAATTCAGCGTTTATGGAAACTTCACTTCTTATAGATGAAAATATGAAGCGAAAAGATCTGCAGGAGGCAGCTGGTATCGATGCTCTGGACTGTCCCCTTGAAGATATTATGGAAACTATAAAAGATTGATGGAGGAATCTCATGAAACTACTTTACTCAAACATACTGCCGCTTGGCTGTAACGATGAGCAAACCACCATAATAGACTGCTTTGAGGAGCAGATGAAAATTGCTGACCGTGTCGAAATCGCTGTCGGATATACCTCAAATGCATCTATTACCGAATTGGATGCTCTTGCCGATAAATATGCAACAAAACAAATCTGCCTTATTATAGGAATGTATTTTATTGAAGGTATGCCTGAACGTGCTTATCATACTGCACTGAAATTAAATCAAAAATGGATGGACTCCGGCAAAGGTGAAATCCGCATCGTTAAATCCTTTAAATACCACGGCAAACTATTCTGTTTCTACCAAAACGGAATGCCCGTCTCTGCAATCATCGGCTCTGCAAATTTAGGTGCAATTAAACTTGAGGCTACTAACCGAAGGCAGTATGAAATTTCTGTTCTCACTATTGAAGAAATAGAAGCAGCAGAAATCGCTTCTCATATTGAACAATTAAAGTCACCTAATTGTTCCGACAACATTGCCAATATTAAAGGAATGCCAATCATAAGGGAAACCAATACAGCCCTTAATGGAATAGAATTAGTTACTTCTGTTCCGCAGGCAAATGTTGATTTCTACGAACGTTGCAAAGCATATGTATCGTTTTTCCTAAAACTCAAAGTACCTCATTCTGAAGAGCGCCATATTGACGATGGAAAACACTATACTAAATCCAATATCAATGTTTGCTATGCGGCTCCCCGAAGCAAAAGAAAAGCCAGAGATTGGTATGAAACACAGCTGACAGTGGGAGCTGATGTATATCATATGGAAGGATACCCAGAAAAGAACGAGCCATTCTTCGTGGTAACTGACGATGGTTATTGGTTCAAAGCACACACCACCAGCGACAACAACAAACAGTTTAGTGCTGTTGGTGATGAGTTGATAATGGGCAGATGGTTAAAGGGGCGCTTGGCTGCTGCCGGCATCGTAAGGCCAGTCAACAACACTGCTGCCGACACAGATCGTGCTGGTATGATAACCGAAGAAATGCTCGATGAATACGGATGTGACAGACTTGTATTCAAAAAGACTGGACAAACTGCTCTTGACGAAGATGGAAATGCACTTGATGTATGGATGCTTTCCTTCACATCAGAAAATGACGATTAGAGGTGATACATATGCAGTATTTAAAAACCTACCTACAAAAAATTACAGACCGTGGAAATATTAAACTGGCGGAATCCATTTCAAAAACATCGGAGGATGTCGGAAACAAGTACATCAAAACTTTATCTTTCTCCAGCCATGAAATCGGACTCCTTTTCGGAAATGTTCAATCTGGAAAAACAGGTCAGATGTTTGGCATCATGTGCAAAGCCGCCGACCTTGGTTTTCCTGTATTCGTTTTGCTTACAACCGATAATATTGTGCTGCAGCAGCAGACATTGAACAGAGTGAAATCAGATCTTGAAGGATTTTGTATATGTGGTGAAACCGATGCCGGACTCTTTTCAGAAAACAGCCTGATTCAGCCTGCCATCATTGTGCTGAAAAAGAATGTGCGCGTACTGAAATTATGGGCTAACATTCTTAACTCCACAGGCTTTATGAAAGGAAATCCACTTTTTATTATTGATGATGAAGCTGATGCGGCATCACTAAATACATTAGTAAACAAAGACCGTCAGTCCTCAATCAACAAATACTTGGACGCTATTAAAAACGGTGCCTCCAGCAGTTTATATCTTCAAGTTACTGGCACACCACAGGCAATCTTCCTTCAGACTATTGCTTCCGGCTGGCATCCGTACTTCACTTACTATTTCCAGCCCGGTAATGCTTATCTTGGCGGGGACTTCTTTTTCCCTGTGGATGGCAAGCCTGCCTGTGTATCATTCTTAGAAATGCTAAAAAATCCGACAAGGGATGTTGTAATCCGACATATTGCTGTTTCATCTCAGATACTGCTTTCAGACGGAAAGGTATCTAACTGCCTGTTCCACCCAAGTGTGCGTGTTGCCGCACATAAGAAATTTGCTGATGAGGTACAAAAAGAAATCAAATGGTGCATCGAAAATACGGATGGTGATTTCAAATCTGAACTCTTGAGGCAGTACGATACCCTTGCTCCTGTGAAATCACAAAAAGTTGAATTCGATGTTTTATATACAAAATCTAAGGAACTGCTCCTGTCTCAGAGCATAAAAATACTAATAATGAATGGAAAGAACGACATTGACAGTTCAGAGTATGAGACTGGATGCAACTTTGTGATTGGCGGTAACACCTTAGGAAGAGGCGTGACATTCCCAAGCCTCCAGACCATCTACTACACGCGAACAAGCAAAAAGCCTCAAGCGGATACTATGTGGCAACACAGCCGAATGTTTGGTTATGACAGAAACCCCGGCATGATGATGGTCTATATTGACGAGAATTTGTATAAACTTTTTGCCGATATCAATTCAACCAACAATTCCATTATTGCACAGGTCGAACGTGGAATTGATGATGTGAAGATATATTATCCAAACGGATTAAACCCAACCAGAAAAAATGTGCTTGATAGTGACCATGTCGAAATCCTGTCTGGTGGCACTAACTACTATCCGTTCTACCCGGGCAATGACTCCATCGAGGGAATCACTGCGATTTTGGAGCCTTTTACAGATACAGAACCTTATTATCAGGTCAGTCTACGATTGCTTAAAGAAATCCTTTCGCATATCATTCCGAGTCCTGATTTTAAGTTGGAATCATTTCAGTCTGTTATTGATACTATTCTTGCTGAACAGCCAACTGGACAAGGCATTCTTCTCGTTCGCAGAAACAGAAACATTGCACAGGGAACGGGTGCATTGCTGTCACCAAACGACTGGCAGTTAGGCGGTTCCTTTACAGATAAAGTTGTATTGACTATGTACCAAGTGACTGGAACTAAAGGATGGGGAGGTAAACAGCTGTGGGTTCCGAACATCAAGCTTCCAAACGACACTATGTACTATGATGTTATTGGCGGTGATGCTTAATGCCAACAGACCTCTTTATTCAGATAAGCAAATAAACTGTGCATACTGACTTCCCACGCAACACCAAGTATGGCTTCATAGCTTCTAAAAAGTTATGAAGAAAAAGGAATAGGGATGTTGAAGTGCAACTTATCATAAGTGATGTTATTGACAAGGGTATTAATGATATTTCTCATTAGGGTTTTAAGGAACTACATGGAAACAGATATTCAAGTATCTGGAGCAATATTTCATGCAACTATCTTTTTCAGCCTCCTGCCTTGAAACAAAAACATTACATTTGGCTAGATTGTGAAAAACCTGTAAAAGCATTCGGATGCTCTTATTAGTTCACACAGCTATCAACGCTTAGAAATCACAGCGGATCCATGCACACACGTTTAGCCGCATACGATCGTGGTCTCTATGAAAAATCTGTTGACCGTTCCATTTACTGCAATCACTCAGAGGTTGATGATTACATCGCTGTGCATTCTTCTTCCACTGCACCTTCAACATCTTCAGACACATCCTAGGAAAACTGCGTTCACTTATCACTCCTTGCAAGGGTTGGTGAGACAGGCACAAAATCCCGCTTGGCTACCCCATATACCGATTATATGGGGTAGCAGTTCTTTTATTTAATTATATTTGATTCGACACTTGGATACTCAATTCCAGCAAAAGATTTCAGAATTGCTTCAAAGATAATCTGTGCGCCTCTGCATGGAACTGCCATACCAATTTGCTTTCTGACACCTTCTTTACTTCCCTGAAATTCATAGGTATCTGGGAAAGTCTGAAGTCTCGCTCTTTCGCGGTTTGTTAATGCTCTCGGCTCATACCAATGATAAATATGAGTGCCGCCACCACCGCTTCCTGTGACTGTGTAGGAAGGCTTAGCAGGGTCAAGACGCTTATAAATCTGGCTAATTCTTGCTCCTTTGATATTCAGCTGCAGTTCTTCTGGAATATCTGCTGTGAAAGCATTTTCTCCGGGTTTAATGTGTTTAAGGCGTTCTACCACCGTCTTGGACTGCTTTGTTGCTTCATTATTTGGAGCATCAGCAGGAATAGGCGGAACTTCAATAGCTGTTTTACAAGTGTTATCTATATCCTTGTATGGCTCAGTTGAAGGTATATGATAAACAACATCAAGGTCGTTTCTGATTCCTACAATGATAAGTCTGTGACGTGCCTGTGGAATGCCATATTCCTCAAACTTATAAAGATGAGGGGTTATTGCATATCCTGCACCACGAAGTTCAGCGAGAATTTTTGCAAATGCCTTACCCTCATTGGCATTTCTTAAACCACCAACATTTTCTGCCAGGAACCATTGCGGTTTGAATTTTTTTAATGCCTTTACACCGTAGGAATAAAGGGGTCCATAAACTCCATCCATGCCCTTCTGTTCACCCACAACACTGTAGTCATTGCATGGGAAACCAAAGGCCAAGGCATCGATAGGTGCGAGTTTGTCCATATCAAATTTACGAATATCTTCATGATAAACCGTCTTTGGTGCATCAGGACATATATTGTGTCGATATGTGTCACAAGTGCTGGCATCATAATCGTTTGCCCACTGATGAACAATTCTAAAATTCGGATCTCCTATATTTGCATGAGTTGCGCCCCAAGCGATGCCTCCCGGTCCGCAAAATAATTCTCCTAATCTATATGGCATTATTCCAATTCCTCCTTCGAATTATTACAATTATTTTTCCTGAACATCATAAAGTCTATGTACACTTGCACAGATTGGAGTTCGTTCTTATCCAAGTCCTTCAGCCCATTCAGTCTATGACTTGGACTAATATCTTCATCTGTAATGTAACCAGACTCTTTCAGGATTTCAAAAGGATGAATCTTCACAGCCTTTGCGATTTTACACAAAAGCTCCCATCCCGGTTGCTTTGTTTTTCCAGTTTCTATTCTTTGAATTGTTGCGTCACTCATTCCACAAATCGCACCCAATTCGTCCTGAGACAGCCCAACGGCATCTCTTTTATTTTTTATAAACTGACCTAAGTTGGACATATTCTCACCTCTATATAAGTATAGCACTTTCGCTGCATTTTATCAATCATATTTTATATTTTCGCTGCATAAATGCAGCGTTTGTTACTTTCCAAAATAAATTTCTCCCCTTCCATTCCAAAAGTTGAAATTACTTTGAAAAACTCTGCGGGGGGGGGGCATTACTCTGACTAAAATTACAATCTTCCAGTTCATATTTTTTTATTCCCTTAAACGGTTTCTTTTTATATGATTATCTTGCCTTGCTCCCGTTTCAGGATGTTTATCATGACTAAAAACAAACACCTTACTTTAAATGAAAGATTTACAATCGCTAACTTATTAGAAAAGCAATGTTCTTTCAAGGCAATTGGGTTAAAACTTGAGCGGGATTGCACAACCATTTCAAAAGAAATCCGGAACCATCGTATCCTAAAGAACATGGGGGCCTTGGCAGAGCCTTCAATAATTGTGCCTTCCGCAGGAACTGTGATCACAGAAAACTTTGTCCTCTCTGTACAAACAACCGTTACTGTTGGAGTTATAAAAAATGCACTTCCGTATGTGACGATTTTGTTGTGCAAAAATGTTCCAGACTTTATTCCGCTCTTATGTTTGTAACGGTTGCCCTGATTTAAAATCCTGTACTTTAGAAAAATGGTTCTATCATGCCGCAGCGGCTGATACCGAATACAGGGCTGTTCTTTCTGAATTAAGAGAAGGGCTTTCCCTCTCCTGACTTGCCGGCTTTTCAGAAAGAAACATATCAATAATGGCACTAAAAACACTGACCTTAAAATCATCTTCTGATTTTATATGTGAAAAAATCTCCCGTATCAATCTAAGGCTCATCTGATAACATGGCTGAAAATCATCAAATGCCTCCAACAGTCCGTCAATGTCGGCAATCGAATCATTTTCCGGTGAATAAGGATAATAATTTATTCTTCCTGAAATCATAGTCAGTTTTTTATTATCCAGAACATTTTTCCTTGTTGGATTCAGTCCCTCTGGATAATAAATCTTTACGTCTGCTCCCCTGCGAAATAATGGAATTATTAGTTGCAGTGATATCCGAAAACAACTTATATAAATGTTCATCAATGAAAACTTTCATAAGCCCAGCATCCCTGTCATAGCCAAACATACGGCTGTGTTGCCACATCGTATCTGCCTGAAGCTTTTTAGCAGTCCTTGTATAATAAATCGTCTGCAGTCCTGTAAAAGTACCCCCAAGCGTATTCCCCCCGATAATCACATTGGAACCTGACACATTAGATCGCTGCTTACGTTGGAATTTCCATTCATTACCAGAACTTTAATATCTTCTTTCACCAACAGCACCTGAATAATGGCCAGAATTCACTAAAATCTTTCTTTTCAAACTTGGCTGGGTCCAGCCGCTCATACTATTGTTTAAGCTGTGCAATAAACCCAGCATCCCAGCATTTCCGCTAATACTTTAGATACATCCTGCTGATATCTGCTAGGATGAATTAGAAAATTACATACCTTTTTCCCTGCCGCCAGCATAAGCCCTGATACTGTCAGATGGTGCATTAATGCCTCTTCCAATGGATTATTTAAAGAATATATATAAGTAATACAGTCTCCAATACCCTCTTCCTGAAAGAAAAAATCTCCTCCAAGATATCCGTCCCCCGGTTGAAAATAATATGTAAAATAAGGATGCCCCCCTGATGACATTGTCTGTAACAACAGAGCCTGAGGTGTCCCAGTACCTGCAGATATACACTACAAGCAGACTTTGCCTTGATATCATCAAGATATCTGTTGATTGAAGATTTGCTGTTTTTGTTAATCATGGTATTTAACGAAGCCGCATCTACCTCATCATTGACAATAAACAAAGGATTTCCTCTCATAAATCCTGTAGAGCCCAAATATTAGCCCACTGCTTCATAGTCCTTACATTCTTTTTCAAAACTATAATAACTGGCTACATCAAAAATTTTCAGCAAAAATCTCAGAATCATATTCATCACAAATAGCCCCATAATCATCAAATCATCTTTTAAATACAGATTTTTATTATTCTGTCCACATGTCCAGGCTTGAAACTTCCATCCGTCATCCGTAATAGCCATAAACGGTTTCTGATACAGCGGATATCCCGTAAGATCTCTGATAGATTTACTAACCACCATTTCAATTTCCCACCATACACGCTTTCTCCCGCTTGCATAACAAACATTTATATTTGATCCCCGCATGGATAAATCATTCTCATCCTCCGATACTTTCAGCGGAAGCTCAAAAGAAACTTCTGTCATTCTCTTTTTATAAGCCTCCACTTCTTCCGGTGTAACCTTTGAAACAAACTCCTGATCCACCAAGGCCTTATTTACTTCCCGAACCAAAGGCACATCCTGCAGTTCAGATATATCAGCAGAACACTTCGGAAGCATGATATCCCTGATATGGTCGAAACCTCCATTAGTTCCTCCAGCTCCTCTGTAACCGCTGATAATTCATACTGGCGCAGATTAGATGCCTCCAGCTTAATGGCTCCCAAATTGTGCGAACCAATCACAGCAGAAAACGGATTTCCGCTTTTATAAAAAACATATGCTTTCCCATGATATTTAAACGCTTTCACCAAGCGCACTTCACCGATTCCGCGCTCATTCCAATACTCATTCAATGATGCTGCCACATTATATGTACCCTCCTGCATCCCCTCATGATAATACATGCCAATTGTCAGACATATCCGCTTCATCCTGATTTCATCAACCAGACTCTGTAACCGTTTCAATGCAGCCTTCGATACATACCCAACTGCAATTTCAATTTCATCCGCTTCACGCACAGCATAGATTGGGAATCCATTTTTTATGACCCCGTTGTGGCAAACGCCATCCTTGGCCGAGTACTCCACCATGCGACCGTAATCACCATAACAGGGAAGTTGTATCGTATCAAAGATCACATCAAGCATAGTGAATAAAGTGGCCATTATTATATGATCCAAAGTGGGAACTTTTACTTGACAATTTATAAATGGGAGCATATTAGAATATAATAAACGCATTTCTTCTTCTCCATCCTTGGTAATTACTGCAAGTATAGCAGATTAATCTGGAACTTTCTATTATGATTCATCATCCGAATCCAGAAACAGCCTGTCATCCTGCAGATTCAGTTCAAAAATACACTCCTCAATAACCCAGATACACTCTCCACAGTTTTTCAAGATATCTTTTCCCCAAAAACGAATTACCGTCCATCCCATAAACATAAGAGCCTTATTCACATCGTCATCCCGCTCCATGTTCCTTAATATCTTTTTCTTCCAATACTCTGGATTGTTCCCCACTTCCAAACGCGGTTTTAAAACCTCCCAGTCCTTTCCATGAAAAAACTCACTGTCACAAAAAATAGCAATCTTATACTTCGTCAATGCAATATCCGGCTTTCCAGGCAACGCGGCATAATTTTTCCTATACCGAAACCCTCTTGCCCACAGCTCTTTCCTCAATTTCACTTCTATGCTGGTATCTCTTGACTTGATATTTCTCATATTCTTATGTCTTTGTTCCTTGGTAATATTATCCATTCTATCAGCCCCAAATCACAATATAAACATTTTCACTGCTATCACCATCTACCCAAGATACTCAATCTCAAGGCTGTTAGAAGAGGTAAAACTTACTTTAACTCTCCCACCCACTTGTGCGCCAACGCTTCTATACCAATTACCAATGCCTTTCAAGTTTCCCTCTTCTGCAAATTGTTTTGCATATATATCTCCTGCTCTGCTACATCCCTGAGCAAGCAAGGTGCCGGAATAAATGCCATTTACTGCGGTACAACTATATCTTGGATTTGCAGTAGAATGATTATCATTAAATATGTCAAACCGTTGTGCATAATTCCGAGGTATCTTAATATAACCTTCCCCATAAATGAGATCGCGGGTATCAGTATAGCGATATGTACCCCATCCTAAATGAGATGGTTTTAATGCAACTACAAATGCATCTCCTGCCTTTGGCATAATAAACTCCCTTCCAAATTTATTTTTTCTACACTACTGTTATCCTTATATTTTATCAACATTATTTTTTGACCAAGTAAAGTGTTTTCTTTAATCTCGCCAAACTAAATTCTTCTTCCCCACAGCTCCTCCCCATCATTAGATCATTGCTGATATCATTGAACCTGATATTCCATATCTTTTGCATCTTTGCTTTTAACGTGATTTTCTACTTTATCAATCCCAAATCATATTATAAAAATCACATCATTATGAAATTCCAGAAATTCCCTTCTAGGAAAAAACTTATTCGGCATCCTGATTTTCTGATTAGCAAAACTTAATAGCCAATCTTCCATTGTATCTCCCTCCACAGACGGTTTTACTTCAGTTGAAACCTTGATAATATAATCAGGAGTAACCGTTATCAAACCTCTGTCAAACGCCTTATCATGAAGTGCATTAAGTGTAAGCCCATTCATCGGATTTGTCCGTTCTGTCCTGCTGTTAGAATCTTTCCATGGCTTAATATGGCTTGCAACAAGAAGATCAGGAATCGCCAGTCCAGTAATGCAACACCTATTTTCATATGAGTTTAGAACTGCCATTCTAAAGAAGTACTGACCAATCCGATTTTTCACCAGCTGCTCCCGAACTCTGCCTTCCGGAAGCATAACGATTTCCGTTTCATTCACAACCTTATCAATACTCTCGCTCTTTAGTTTTGCCAGTATACATCTCGCCTGATAAGATAGGTCTTCCCAGTTACTACTAAACTCTTCCCATATCGAAGCGTCCAGCTTACTCCCATGAGCCATTGCTGTAACATTTCTTTTTCTAAGTTCTGGATCATAATGAGCCAGATTATGCATTTTAAGCGCCACCGCTCCTGGAGTCCTTCCCAGCAATCCAGCTAATTCCCTTATATCTTTATTTGAAGAACCTATTCTGCCAAATGAAGTCCTGCAATACAAATCAAAAGCTAGTATCGTTTCTTCTTTTGACCATTTTATCCCTTTTCTATTCAAAAATTCACCTTCTTATATATCTTCATATCACAACATAATATCAAAAGTAAATGTCTTTATGGCTTTCGCCCAAATTAGTAACTGAAATTGTTTTTTTAAAAATCTACAACTTCCTTATGCCTGGGCAAAACTGTTCCTGATAACTTTTTATTCACCAAATAGTTTGATAACATATTAAAAGCCATATTTGTAATTGTCAAGTTTTCTACAAAACTCTTATGTATTCTAATGTCATTATTTATTATATTCTTTTTCAGGTTTATCTGTCAAATTTGTTATCGCGTTATCAACACACTCCGGCAACCTGCATTAATTAAACCGATATTCTTTTTTGATTCATCTCTCATATGCATTCTTCCAAAAAGGTAATAACTTCTATCCGCCCCCTTCCCAAATAGTCATTTTTTCCGTTTCTTTTACAATATTTTACCATAACATTCCTCATTTTACTACTTGAAATTAAAGCTGAAAAATATGTTTTATATATTTCTTAAATCTTCTTTATAGCCACATAAAAAGACCTACTAAAGAGCTTAAACTCCCTGAAGGCCTTAATTTTCTTCTCGCATTCATATTATGTATTTACTATTTCTCATATATGCCAGAATTATCTTTTCCCATTCATCTGAAACACATCATGCCCCTTAATCTTCCTAACCGCCTGCGTAGGTTCTTTGCCTTCCCGTGCTGATGGTATGGATGGAAGCCCTGTGCTTATGAAAAAGTATCCTCCCCAGGAACTTCCGGATTATGGATATATCAGAAATGTCCGGTATTCTTAGACTGGACGGTCACATCATAGTCTGCTGTCAGCACAATATTAAAATACGATTTACCCAACATCCCTATGACTCTTTCTTTAAACCACCTCTCGCCCCTTTCTTTCGGTATACCACGCCTCCAATGCCTCCTCCACAATTTAGCCACATTCTCAGCCTTCACGTCTGCAAAATATCGCTCATACACATTTGAGGAAAGCTGTATCGCTTTACAGGCACCTCTCCTCTTTTCTTATACCCGTCATGCTCCAGCACACTTTTCTCCGTCACCTCTCCCGCCAAAGCCTTTATGCCTTTGACCGTATTGGAATTCAGCTTTATCTTTCCCTGTTCCGCCATTTTGGATATGGTTTTCTGTTCTTTTGGAGACAGATGCGAAAGCTCCACAGCCGACACCAGAGAAAGTTCCCCTCCATCCAGCCGTTTCTTTAATGACTGTTCCAACAGGTTCACCCTGATGTATCTGGCAATGTTCCTACCAGTCATCCCATACTCTTCCCCTACTGCATCCCGGCTTTTCAACCTGTGGACATCATGTCCACCAGCCTCTCCCTTGTGGGTGCCGTTCAGTCTTTCAATCTCCTACAGAATATCATTCCGCCTTCCCCGGCTACTGACTTTTTCATACCGTTCCGCCAGAACCGCTGCCTTTCTCTGACAGAAGCAGCTCTGCAAAACCACGCTGAACAACATTCGTCTCTATGACATACACATAGGCTTCCTCTACCGTCAGATCCGATTTCACAATAGCCGGAATTTCCATAAGTTCTGCAAGCTTTCCTGCATTCTGACGGTTATGCCCTGCAAGCATTTCATAACCATCAGAATTCTTCCAAACGATCACCGGACTCAAAATTCCATGTTCCCTGATACTCTCAACCATATCATCCAAGCATTCCCCCTCATATAAACGGAAAGGGTGGTTCCGAAACGGAAAGACACTGTCAATGGATAGCATCTGAATCCCAATCAGACATACTCTCTATCCCGCATAATACATCCACAGCGTCAGTGAACATTTTTGTATTCGGAGCATTAGCCTTCATTCGCAATCAACTCCTTTGCAAATTTCCAATAAGCGATACCGACACTTGATTTAAAACTGTATGACCCAATTTCCCATATAGCTGGCGATTCAATGCTGGGGGAATTAAACCAGCGGATAAAACAGCGGTTTATATCGCACCAGCTTCCGCATTGTTTGCACAGGGATTTACGGATAAATTACTCTACAAATTAACCTATCGTGACATTGAAACCAGTAGTCAGATGTTCCAGCTTCTTCTGGATATCATACCGTTAGATACGGAAGTGGTATAGGCTCATGGGAAATTATGAACTTTTAACCCAAGAGCAAATCAATATTCTCCTAAAATGCTATTACTTAAGAAAATACACAAAAGTAGCCAAAACTGAAAATATTACCGCTGGCAAGGTAAATCAGATTAAGGAAAATACCCTCAGGTCAGGTCAGTCCGGCTGGCATACAGCAAGTCATATATGCAGGGATTAAGATTTGATGGAAAGACCGTCCTGCTACATATGGCTGAACGTTGCAAAATGACAGAAAATGATCTCTCAAAAATTTTAAATAAATATATAGCAATGGGCCTGGCTTCTCAAGACAAGCGCTATCGGGAACGCATAAAGAAAGCGGGCGATACCCCTACAGCAGCGGAACTACTTGACTTTATTTATGACAAATTTGAAGTGGATATTGAGGGCGGTATCTGAATACTTTTAGGCGGTTCAAGCAATGCATGGCTTATGTTCAGCAAGGGAGTGAGCATCCTTATTGGGTGGGCACTCCCTTGGTTCTCTAATTATTTATATTTCCATCTAAATTATTCACTACAAATATTTTTTTAAGGCTCTCTTCATCTTCATCGCAACATCCATCGCCCAATCAAACTGCTCCTGCCATTTATCCTTATTATCAAAATCCGCATCGTTAATTACCAGAATTCTGCTTGCTTTCTTATCCGGCGATTCTCTCCAATCCAGTGCCATTCCCATATCCGCTTCAATGTCCTCTTTGTAAGAATAAACTTTCTGATAAAGTTCCTTATCATCCGTGATATACCACTCAACGATAATGTTGTTCTCCTTCCTGACTTGCAACAAATTAATATGGCAAGCAGCTGAACCGAAACTTAAGGTCATCCAATGGTCAGTTCTGGCCTTTCTTCTGTTAAAGGCCTTAGCTTATTGGGCATTATTAAAAGCATATTCGTTAAAGGCAACCCAATAATCATATCTCGCCTGCAGTGTGGGGGAACTGCTTGTTTGGCGCTTAATTTCTTTCGTCCAGTCATTCGGCTTTTCAATGACTTCAAATTTTACAGCAATATCTAAATCACCGATTTGAAATAACTTAACCTCCAAAAGGAAAAACGCAATATTTTCATCCATATGGTTGTTCAGCCATTCGATTGCCGCTCCGTGTTCTTCACGGGCGCGCTTTACCACTCAAATCACAAAATCTGCCGCTTTTCCTGATGCGTATATAATCAGTTTGCCAAGGTGGTCATGGTTGGTATCTTCCAGTTGATTTTCGATAATAATCTTTCTGTCCATCCCAGTTTCAATCGCATAAATATCCACGTTAAAATCTCCGACACTGGATTCGGTATCCACAGTAATCTCTAAGCCTACCGCATCTGACAACAACATAAGATTATCTTCTTCTGCAAGCCACGGCATGAAATCCAGTTTCTCATGAGGCCATACTTTTCTTAAATCCTTATCTCTTTAAGCTGCCCTAAATTTATCATTCTAAATCCTCCTTACCCATTTTGAAATCAACTCCATACAACAGCCATTTGGCTTGCCTTTCAGTGTCTCCGATTGCTGTCAATAATCCTACACTCGCACTATGTCAGCAGTCCTGCGCACTCACCAAGCCAAAATCGAATAATAAGTCATAGGGCAGATTTCAAAATTCCATCAAGGCATCATTGAGGCCTCGCCCTATTTCCCAAATTTCCTACTCACTCACGCTACGAACCATCTTCCGAGAAATGCCCATTTTATCGGCTTTTTCAGCACTTTTACTTCTCTTTTCTCGTCATTAAACAAACGCACTCAACGTGCGTTTCATTGTCCAAACATATTTCCATATTACTTTCAATGATTGGAAGTTTAAATACTATAGATTTTAACCACTGTCCGTTGGCTTGTTCTTCCTCATAAACATGTATTTCTTTTATTAATGCTGTCAGTAATGCCCTTTTATCAGCATCTTCCATCACATTATAAAGCTTATCAAAATAAATGAGTGTCTTATATATATTATCGCCTGTCAGCTTTTCAGCCTCAATAGCCCGCTTTCTATCCTTGCAGTCTTTTAGGCTGTGTTCAACGTCTTCAATATTATCATACATCTTGTCCAGCCTATCCTGCAAGTCGGATAACTTTCTATCATAATGCTTGTCATCATAATTTAAGTTGTCTATCTGATTTTCAAGACTTCGTTTCGTACCGATATATTGACTTAACTGCTTTTGATAATTGGCTATCTCTTTTTCCACTTCGCTGGTATCTGTTTTGATGTTGATTTTCTTTTTCATCATATCAGCAAATTTAGGGTTACCAACCAATTTTCCAATGACTTCTGCTACAGCACTATCTAACTTTTCTTCCTGCAGCTGCTTATTATAGGTGCATTTATGTCCCAGCGTCATACTGCGGTGTTTGCATCCATAGTAGAAATAGTCTTTATAATGTTTGCCATTTTTCTTCTTAATTGACTTATTACCATACATGCCAGAACCACACATTGGGCAGCACAGAATACCTGATAGGAGATGTATTTTTTCATCTTTACCCTTGTTGACATGTTCATACCGCTTTGCCTGTAATTTGCGTTTTTCTTGCACTTTTTCCCACGTATCTTCATCAATGATTGCTTCATGAATTCCATCACAAACCATATAATCATCTTGTTTCACGATATGGTATTGCCTTGTGCCTGTTATCTTCTCATTCCGCCTCCGGCCAAAAGCTATTTTTCCGCTGTAAATAGGGTTATCCAATATATCCCTTATAAGTTTTGCAGAAAAAAGCGGGCTATTACCGTTTTGCCTTTCCTTTTTCGCTATCCCTTGCTGCGCCAGATACTTTGCTATGCCATTAGACCCCATATCCGTGTTCGTATATTTATCAAAAATCAAACGGATAGCCTCCGCTTCACTTTCTTCAATTTCCAGTTTACCATTATTCAGACTATAGCCATAGGGCGCAAAGCCGCCATTCCATTTTCCTTCTCTGGCTTTCTGTCTCCGTCCTTCCATAGTCTGCACAAGAATATTTTCCCGTTCAATCTCGGCTACTGCTGAAAGCACAGATATCATAAGCTTTCCTGCGTCCTTGGAACTATCAATCCCGTCTTCAACGCAAATTAGGTTCACATCATAATCCTGCATGAATTGAAGAGTGCTTAATACATCAGCGGCATTCCGGCCAAAACGTGACAGCTTGAACACAAGCACATACGAAACTCCATCTTTATTGGATTCTATATCTTCCAGCATCTTCTTAAATTCTGCACGGCCTTCAATAGATTTTCCGGACTTTCCTGCGTCTTCATATTCGCCAACGATTTCAAAATCAAAAGCGTCGGCATATTTTGTAATTCGATCATCCTGGGCATCAAGAGAATATCCGTCTACCTGCATGGATGTAGATACTCTCTTATAGGTGTATACTTTCGTTTTTTTATTCAATATTAAATCACCTCGTAAAAGTTTGGACTTAGGTCACACGTAGAATTAATTTGTTAAAAGAATTATATCAAATACGGTAAGGATATTCAACAAGATTTTGATTTAATAAAGAAAAAGACCAACCATTTAATCTGCTGATCTTTGTGGCGGGTCTGGCGGGGGTGGATCAGGTAAGTTTTCTAAGTCAATTTTATCTGCATATTTAGCTATGAGATTGGCAAGCTGTTCAGCAAAAGTGGTCATATCGGTATCCATAATTTATGTCCTTTCTATATGCTTACATAATATTGTTTTTGAGTCATCCTCCTGAGCCATCTAAATCCTCGTGGCATAATCCAAAGAAATCCACCCATCCCGTTTCTTCTGGCAGGATTTCAGAAGTCCCCATTTGGATGCTCCCTGCCCGCCCGCTTCCTCAACAATGGTAAACACACCAGCACCTGTAAATTTCCCTGTACCGGAATAATCCGTTCCCGGTCCTTTTCGAATGTTTAAATCCACAATATTAACCCTCACCAAATAAGAAGATACCGTCGGCAGACTCTCCATGAACTGCACATACTCCCTTCCCGTAGTTACATAAAGCCCCGATTTCAGCCTGTACCACAGCCCGTCACCGCTAATACCCGTCACGGTAAAAATCCCTTCATACACCACCTGGCTCACATTGTTCCCCATACACGGGGCAGTCCTCACATACAGACCATCTCTGCCCTTATAGAACACTTTCACAAATCCAGACAGCGGCTTAACAGACTGGTCAGAGCCGGCCACATCCCCGCTTCCACTACCTGTATTCCCTGTGATATCTTTCAAGATGGCAACGATCTTCGCCCCGTACCCAGCTCCTGCCGCCCATCCTTTCCCAGTTGGGTTTTCCTGTATGCCAAGCCATTCCACGTATTTGGCAGACCCTCTCATAACATATTTAAAACGGGGATCAATATTTTCATTGACCAAAGCATCCATACTTGCATAAGCTTTCAGATGCTGAATCTGTGCCCTGATGCCAAGCTGAGGTGAATCAAAAGAATTTCCTTTCATACCATTTTCCGTAACTCCCATACCGCAAAAATTGTTCTGTTCTAAGGCAACTGCTGATTGTGCAAATGTGAAATTTCCGGTCTCCAAACAGGATTGAGCAAAAGCGATATCACCTCTGACTCCTTCTGCTTCCCCGTCTGATAAATAAAGCGGCAGCATGTCCAATACAGACTGTGCCACCGCCGGATTCTTTTCTTTGATATAGGTTTTCATCTGCTCAACTGTTGCCGCAGAGTTTCCCATGATTTTAGTAAAAGTGCTTGTATCTTCCCCCTCATTGCCTCCGCCAGACTGTATCTTGCGTTTAAACTCCTCCCATAAACCTTTTGCCCTAATCTGTGATGGACAGTTCTTTGCACATACATCGTAATGCTGCAGTACCCGCTCAGCCGGAATTCCAGTCTCCACCATCAACTGACGGACAAACTCTGCTGTATTATTAAAAGCCTTGTCAAAATCATACCCTGCCTGTACACATATTTCCACGCCGATGGTATTCTTGTTATTAACTGTACCGAATAACCGCCCTCCATAATTCACCCCAACATGCCAGCATCCGCTGCCATTGGAAGCCGCCTGATACACCGTTTCCCCATCATCTGTGTAATAGTGGGCAGACATATTATCGAAATTCCCGTTATATTGTGCCTTGGCATGAGCCAGTGCGTTTGCACCGGCATTAAAATTATCCGTGTTATGAACAATGATATACCGAGGATCATTATTCGCATAAGTGTTATTGTCCGATACATAATCCCTATTTACCATCATCAGATTTTTCCTCCCTTAACTGTTCCAATACGCTTCTCAATTTTTCTGGAATGGGCAGCCCAATTCTTCCTGCATTCTCCAGAATAGAAATACCTTCGTTGGATAAATAAAAAAAGATGACCGCATCCCTCAGCATACTGCCATTCTTAATTATATAGGTATCAATGATATGCCCTACCGCTACCAGACAAAAAATCACTACTTTTTTGAAAATTCCACGAAAGCCCACTCCGCTGGATAGCTCTTTTTTCAAAATAGATGCCATGACACCGGTAAGGTAATCAATAACCACAAATACCACCAAAGTATACACAAATCCATCAAATCCCCCTACAAACCATCCAAAAAATACCCCGACAGATGCAAATACATACTGACCCATTGATACAAAATCTTTCATTTTCCATTCCTCGCTTTTCTTTTTTTATTAGGCTCAAACAGACTTAGCTATTTGACGGTTTTAACTGCAAATCGGCTAACTTGTTTCTGTCAAAAAATACGTAATCTTCATGGTCTTATCCGCAGTTTTTACAACCGGATTGCTTAAGTTATTGATTGTGGCCAGATAGGGGGTGAGCAGCCAATAGCTTTTTTGCAGGTTATTCTTCTCACTGCTTGTATATTTTCCGAAACTATACAGATAAGGACCACACTGGAATAATGGAGTATTCACATATTGAAATGGATTCTTATTGAACAGCTTGCACACTCTGTCGTTGATATCAATGCTAAAATCCGACCCCATAATCCAATCATCCAGCATATACATGTAGAGATATCCATAAGGCTCTCCCTGTGCAAATGCAGACTTAAATCCCAGCGGTATCAAGGTAATATCCGCACTGTTATTCACATTTAATTTATAAATCCCAGTCTTGTCGTAATTAATAAAATACAGATATCCGTTTCTCATGACGCAATACGTGCATTTTAAATAAAGGTTTGTATTCATATTCGAACGGGACCCCAGCATCTTCATCGTCACACCCTGCAGTACCCATTTCCCTTCTGTGAATGCATAAGTGTCTTTATGAATTTTCATCCATTTGATCTCAGCATTTGCACGGTTGCTGTCGGCTCCCATAAATCCGTACCAGTATCCATCTTTTCCATCAAAAAAGTCTACGTTCCTTTCATTTGAAAGTGTATCTGTAAAAATCGTTGGAATTAAGGTTCTGCTGTCCAGAAGTACATCCCCTGTATCAAGTGGTGTGTCATTGACACCTATGGCCAGAAACCGTTTTTTTATTTTTTTAATAATTATTTCATTCTTGAGTGTCATGGATATGGAATAGAAGTAATCGTTCACAAAATCAATTTCAACAATGTCCAGATACCGGTCCAGAAATGAGAAATGGCAGGTGGAATTCAACTTTTTCATGAGCAGCACTTTGGATTCATTATCATAGCCATCTCCATAGAAGCCCGCGCCTCCCCCTTTGTGTGTCAGGCAAAGACTTCCAATTGTTCCATTCCCCTGGCTGGTTGTAAAATCCCAGACAAACTTAAATCCATTATCCAGCTTTATAGATTCTGTCAGATTCAGGCTTCCTCTTTTCGGATTTTCTGTAGGGTTTACATTGCTGGACGCATATCCTATACACTCCGTGGATGAATGGACATAGATATTATCTGAATTTTCTTCCACTGAATCCTTGAAAAGCAGGATACCCCCTATGGCATTGCCTGCAATGGGCAGAAAACTGTCAATCAGGTTTAGCCCGTAACAGTTATCAATAGTACAAAAAAGTGCTTCCAAGCTGCCCTCAAATACCTGCCGGACTGCATTTGTCACCATATTCTCTTCATATACAACTTCTTTTGTTCCATCCTCAACACTTGTCATTTCTATTTCTGCGATTCCCTTGTAATACATACCATTTCTCCCCTTTCTATCTTTGCTCTGTTCTGTCTTTTTCTAATATACTCATTTCTTCCTCCATATCTATGAGCCTGATTCCACCCATTACAACCGTATGGATTTGCTGTGTTAAGTTTGCAGATGTTGGGATCTGCTGCTTAACGGATACCATCTCCGAAATTGGTTTTACTACCATGTGTCCCGGTGCCTCAACTACTGCAAACTGTTCCTTAATTTCAATCCGTCCGTCCCAATTTTGATTAGCACTAACCCCCTGCCCTCTGACAGAAGCCAAAATCCAGCCCCTTTCCGCAATCGCTTCACCTCCCGATACAGTCAGATACACCTGCATCCGATTCATTGTATTCTTGGCAATCCCCGTAAGCGGGTAATAGAGATTCAGGATATGCTGGCCAGACTGCCATGTCTCTGTCGGTCGGTAAACCATTTCTTCTTTATCGTCTATCTTATAAATTACCTGAAAAGATGCTTTTCCTTCTTCTGTCCAGACCAGCTCAATCCTGTCTCCCTGCTGTTTTTCTGAATCCGGTACAGTAATACTTGCGGTCACCTGTCTCTCCACAGTTTCCGCTGATACATCCAATAAAATGGATGCAAAAAACTGGGCATCCGTATCCTCATTGGCGGCAAATTCCATGTTGATAATTTCCGCCATATCTGCTCCCAGCACCACAGGGGCTGCATTCCGATAGACACGCACTGCAATCTTGCCTGCCTCTATCTGGTTTAAAAGTCCTATGATGTTCTTATCATTTTTTGATTTTGCCTGACTGAGCCTTGGATTTTTCCCAACGCATTTTACCGTTTGCTTTCCGTTCAGTTTATAATGATAGCTGGTAATACAGGTCTTTTGGTTTTCATCTGCCTGCCCATTGGAGAATTGAATGCAGTCTCCAAGATCCAGCGCCGGATTTCCTATGGTCACAGAATCGAATGGGACATAATTGATTTCCGCGACTTTATGCAGGGTATTGGTGAGGAGTTTTTTCCTTGTTTCCTCTAAACCAAATTGGAGTAGCGGGTTAATTCCAAGGTTCATGGTCAGCCCGTCATCCTTCTCCAAAGCGTAATACTCCGCTGTTGCTGTTTTCTGGTTCGTGGAGCTGATTGCTGTATATCTGGTCACAAAATCGGAGAAGCTGCTGGAAAAACGATGCCTGTCAGAAAATTTCCACACAGATTTTCTGTTGTAACTCCGCAGTTCCAGTTTTCCCTCCCTGTTTATTGTCGCAAAACATCCAAGTACCTGTGCGGTGTAAGCAAGCAGATCTCTCCATGATTCTATGGTGTTCTCCGAATAGATACCAAGGACAGTGCTTCCATTTTCCATCCGCTGGATTTCCTGCTCGGACTGTGCCAGCTCCACACCGCAGCTCTCTCCTGCCATTTTCAGAAAATCATATGCATTGCCAGAGGATGCATTGGTCTTGAATGGCTTATCAAAACGAAGCATGTAGTCATATGCTTTTATTTCCAGGCATTTTACCATCCGGTTTGCTTCGCTGATTTCAAATACACCCATGGGTACGGATTCATATCTGCCTTCTGCCACCTCTAAATGGTAGCTCAGTTCAATGAATGCCCCCTCCAGTGTGTAATGGTCTATTTCCGAATACAGGGTAATTCCCATTTCAGCCGCATAGACTGTTCCTATCCCGATTTCTGTTTCACTGCAGCATTGATTTAGCACATAACCGGAGCCTTTTACGATTTCCTGATTGCCAAATAAATACTCTCTTCCTTGCAGCGTTTTAATTTTCCCCTCAAAATAGCAGACTCTGGTATTCTCTTGTACTGCCTTTAAAAATTCCAAACTGACCGGATACATAAACTGCCTCCCTAAAACTCTCTTACGGTAAACGATACTTTCCACAAGCCTTGATAGGACGTGTCTTTTACAAGCTGTGCTTTGTACCCATCTATAAACATCTCTGACTTCCTGGTTTTAATCGTCCATGGATCAAAGAAAGTAACTGTAATTCTTTTTTTCTGTTTATACTCGGTCAGCTTCTTAAGCCACTTAGAGCTTACCGAGAACGCAACGGGAATACGGTATACTCCTACCCTCACTATATCCCTTTGTATTGTCCCGGCTTCGGTTTCTCCACCTGCATCAGATTCCACGTCATCCATTCCAACTTCATAGGAATCCGGTAAGGGCAGGTCTTCCCCATCAAAATTTAAGAACTGTATGAATGCCATGCTATCTGCCTCCTGATCTAAGATTCTGCCTGGTCTGCGCATTTACTATCACCTCATCCAGAAGTGTCCCGCCAAGGTAAACCGGGATACTAATCGTCCCTGAATTTCCCGCACTTATTCCACCAATCATTTCTTTAATACTTCCTAATAACTGCCCCATGGAATCTTTGGAAATACTTTGCTGCAATGCCATTTTATCCACTCCATACAACTGTGGGCTGATTACCATATCAGAAGCCACGCCGCCCACTGCCTGTTCTACCATTCCCCTGCTTTTTTCAATGCCTTTTGCCAGACCCTGCATAAAATCCGGCATCCAGCTTTCATATTCTGACAGCGGTCCTTCATCCGGCACAGAGAAGTGGAGGAAGGACGCAATTCTGTCCGCCACACCTTTCACCGCATTCACCACATTTCCTATTGCGTTTCTGATCCCGTCTGCGATTCCGTTTACAATGTCAACACCCCAGTTCCACGCATCCGAAGCCAGCCCTTTGACAAATCCTGCCGCCTGCTCAAATCCTCCCTTGACCGCATTATAAACATTGCCCATGGCTCCGCTGATACCACTTACGATGCTGCCAAAGATGTTAGTTACCGAAGTCTTTATGGCATCCAACACTGTGGATACCGTGTTTTTGACCCCATTCCACACATTGGAAATGGTACTGCTGACCACATTCATTACAGTGGACACCACAGACTGGATACCGTTCCAAACCGTTGAAACAATGTTCCCAATTGTGTTAAGAACTGCGGTTATAACCTTCTGGATGGCAGTCCATGCGGTGGTAAGGAATGTCTGTACCGCTGTTACAACCGAAGTCACCACAGTATTGATTGCATTCCAGACCGTGGTGAAAATGTTTTGAATCACCGTCAGAACGGTCGTAATGATGGATTTATAAAGGTTAAAATACGTAGTCACAATGGTGGAAATCACAGTGAGTACCGTCTGAAACAAAGTTTTTATTCCCTCCCACAAAGTAGTGAAAAACAGGGAAATTCCATTCCATATGGTCTGTGCCACCGTAGAAATCCCTGTCCATAGAGATGTAAAAAATGTGGAAATTGCTGTCCATGCCGCGCTTGCTGTTGCTTTGATTCCCTCCCACAATCCTGCAAAGAACTCCTTAATGGAATTCCAAATAGCCTGACAGGCTGCCTTGATTTCATCCCAATGTTCAATCAAAAGTTTCCCAATTGCAATCACTGCCACAATCACTGCAATTATGGCAAGTATCGGCGCACCAACACTGGAGATGACAGGAATAATACCCGCAATAACCGGGCCAAGCGTAGATACCAATGTCATAATGACACTAATACCGGTTGCTACCTTTCCCACAATAATTAATACCGGACCAACTGCGGCAACAATCCCAGCAATCATAACAATCATCTTTTTTGTACCATCCGATAGACCGGAAAACCATGTGGTGAAAGCCTGTATCTTATCTGCCAATGCAACCAAAATCGGAGCCAGCACACTCATAATCGCTATACCAAATTCAATCGCTGTGTTTTTCAACTGATTAAATGCAATTTTAATCGTGTTGGAGTTTGTCTGCAGCTTATCAAAAGCAGTCTGTGTAGCCCCAGTGGAATTCTGCATCTGCTCCAATGTACCGTTAAATGTATCCGCACTGTCCCCCAGAAGAATCAATCCCGCCTTACCAGCTTCAGCGCTGCCCCATAAGTCCGTAAAGGCAAGCCCCTGGTCTTTTGCACTGTCAGATACAATCTGCAGTACATCAGAAAGGCTTGCCCCTCCCTGCATAAGTTCCGTAAAAGATTTTCCCGTTTTCTCTTTCAGGGTATCCGATACCTTGGTACCGGATTTTCCCAGTTCATTCAGCATAGAATTCATATAGGTGGTGGTTTCTGCGGTCGCAACACCATTCGCTGTCATAATCGCATAGCCAGCCGCCACCTGATCTAAAGCCACACCGTTTGCCTTGGCAGTCGGGATAATCTTACCCATGGAAGCAGACAGTTCCCCCACTGTTGTCTTACCAAGATTCTGAGTCTGAATCAAGATATCCGACACCTTCGTGACCTCCCCCGCTTCCAAGCCATAAGAGTTCATGATGGTAGTCAGCACATCCAGAGCACTCCCGGCATCTGCAAAGCCTGCTTTTGCCAGCATAGTGGAATTGGAAACAAAGTTCACCGCATCCCCTGTTTTCTGCCCTGCGGAAATAGCGTCATACACGTTATCTGCAATCTCCGTGGAAGAAATCCCAGTCTGGTTTGACAGGGCAAGGATAGATTTTTCCAACTCCGATAGCGGAACCTCCGTGGTATCCGCAATGGTACTGACCTTTGCCATAGCGTCCTCAAAATCCATTGCCATCTTAGCAGATGCCCCTCCTGCCGCTGTAATGGCGGCGGTTACTGAAAGCATCTTCTTTCCGGCAGACGTAGCGGCATCCCCGAACTTGCCAATCTTATCCGCAGCCTGAGAAAAGCCGGACAGGGATCTGTTGGTGTCCTCTGCCTGATGCTCCAAGTCTTCCAGATTCTGCTCCGTCTCGATGATTTCGCGCTGCAGGGCATCGTACTGGTCTGCTGTAACTTCTCCCCGCTCAAACTGCTGCTGAACCTGCTGCTGCGCAGACTTCAACGCCTCCAGCTTCTCTCTGGTTTCCCCGATGGCATCCGTTAACAGCCGCTGCTTCTGTGCCAGCAGTTCCGCATTGTGCGGGTCCAGCTTTAGCAGTTTTTCTACATCCTTCAACTGTGACTGGGTATTGCGTATTTCAGAATTGACACCTTTTAATGCATTGGATAACTTAGTGGTATCACCGCCGATTTCCACCGTGATACCCTGTATTCGGTTGGCCATGTGATACTTACCTCCTGTTTTTGGACAGAAAAAAAGAGCCTCTAAGGCTCAGTAAATGTATTAAAAAAGACACCCATCATTTCGATAGATGCCTATGTAATCTTTATTTAACTATGGTTGAAGGTACTATTTTTTCTTTATAATCAGGTCGTAACTTTCTGCAATCATCCGTTTTATCTCTTTATCAGGAATTGTTCCGTCCAGAATAACCGTATTCCAATGTTCTTTATTTTGATGGTATCCCGGCAGGACAGACAGATAGGCATTCCTCCAGAAATCCCTCCACTGTGGCTCTACCTTCACATTTACCCTCATCGTTCCGTCTTTCTCATAAGTCCATGCAAATGCCTTTTTATTCTTTTTGGAACGGAGAAGCACCCAGTTGTTATCATGGAATGGCGTATCCATATATACATCAGGCAAAGTCATGCCGTAATCCAAAACTTCCGTTCGCTCAGTCAAGTATGTTACCTCCCAGAAAGCAGAATCTATTTACTTTGTCTGCGGATACGAATAAGCTGTGCAACATCATCGTATACTCCTCCACAAGTCTCTAAATCAATCATCAGCCACCTTTGTCCGTTTCCTTCTTTTGTTTCCGCATATGCTTTCTGAATATCACAGGACAATTGCGGCAAAAGATATTCCACCTGTTCCTTTTCTTTCTTACTAACAACCACTAACACAGTAAAATAGTTTTCCTTCGGATAAACCGTGCATAATGATTTCCCTGCCTTTTTAAACTTTATGTTCCATCCTCGCAGCCAGACATCTTTGCTATATTCTATTTTGCAAAGAGCCTTATAATCATTCTTCAAATGTCGGCATAACTCGGCGAAAAACGGATTGTTTATGAAGGTGCTCAGTTCTTCCATATTTGGTTTGTAATTCATATCTTTTATATCAATCAACTATGCGACCTCCTAACTTTACTGTTTGCTTTCCATTATTTATTCCGACAACCTGGAATTTACTTTGAAACCAACCTTCGCACAGCAACCTCTGCACAGATCAGCTCAGCTATATGCTCCGCTGTTTCATTTGTCAGTAGGAATAACATTCCGTCATTCCGACATTTTTTATGTGTATCGCCATTGAGAGCATAAACAAAACCTTTAACACAGGTATCGCTACATGCAGTAGGGTCAATAAGTCTCTTGCAGTCACGAGAAGCAGTCATTTTCTTTTGCATATCAGCGGTCAAAGAAGCGATTGTATTCTCATATTTGCTGGCATTATCACCGTAAATCCGTGCCCAAACACCTGATTTGCGAAACACCCAATTCATTACTGTTTTTTTATCTAGTTGATATGAAGCAGCGTAACCACTTTTTGAATCCTTAATTACAAGTACACAGCCTTGTTCAACAAGTTTCTCATTAAGTTTCTCAACAAACGCTTGGTGTTCTGGTGCAACTGTTGATAAAAAATCTCTGAATGATGCCTTTTCTTTTGCCATAATCTTTTTCTCCTACAAATTCTGATTTTCCGCTGACTCTGCCAGCCGTTTCTGCTCTCAGTATAACAAGAAAAGGCTGGTTTATCAACGTAAATCAGAATCTGTCCATTTATCCGTACCTTTAGAAAATCCGAACCTTTTCCAAATAAATTCGATATCTCAGCGTTTTAAACAGATAAAAGTTCGGATTTTATTAAACTGCATCATCTGTCAAAATGTCTCTAGTGTTTATCCTAAAAGCGAAAAACCGTCATGTTATGCCAAAATAATATTAGCCTTATAATTTGCTGGCTAAAATAAAATCAAAACCTTTTGTGTTCAAAGTGACTTTATCATGGAAAAATTGAAAAAAGATACTGATTGTATAAAAGTGATAAATGAATAAATTGAAACATTACCATTTATCCATGTCCTCTTGCGTAGCCAATACAGCATACTTACAGTCATCATTCCGGCTCTCCGCATACATATCATTAATCAGGCCAATAGACAACAGTTCCAAGTCCTGCATGGAAAGCCCTAACTGCACACACCGCAGAAGAAACAGCGGTGTTGTCATTTCACGCTCTGTGGGGCGAAGTTTTTTTTAGCCTCAATGTCCGTCTGTACATTCAATCCCCAAAGTTCAATCAGCTTCGGAAGTACTTGATAGATTGAAAAGGTATTGAATTCATCCAGCCATTCCTCTGGCGTATCCGGGATAGTTCCATTCGCATGTTTCGCCATGACAAAGGCAATATTTTCAAACATTTCCAGTGAGAACAAATCCAGGCTGGACTCACCCTCTTCCGAATTTCCCACACTCTTTTCCAATAATCGCAAATCCTTATAAATATCCCTCTGGAATTTCAAGCGGTAAATCCTCGGAATCGCCGCTGATGCCTTAAACCGGACTTCCTTCCCATCTATCCCTACATTCCTTATAATACTCATTTTTCAGAGACCCCCTTTTCCATCTTTGAACCCATTTTTGCTTCCAAACCATTCAGAACCTGACTCGCCCGGGCAGGTTTCGCCTCTTCCGCAGTAGGCAGATATACCGCCTTATACCAATCATCATAAACCGCAGATGTTGTTGTATCCCCAGTCTTCGCTTTGACATAACCACTTGCCAGCGGACGGGCTTTCACCGTCAGGGTTTCCGTCTGCACTTCCCTTGACTCCTCATTGGTCTTGCTCTCAATTTTGGGCCTGGATGCCGAACAATTATACAGCACATGGCGGATTTTCTTCACATCCCCATCAAACTCAAAGAGCAGGGCAAAGCTGCCTGTCTCTGCATTGCAGTTCTCCACCAGTACCTTATTGGCATCCGTTTCTTCCTTTAAAATCTCTGTACGGAATGCCTCCGGTATCATCGCCAGCTCCAAATCTCCGTCATATCCCATATTATTATTTATGATGTAATACTCAATACCGTCCGCATAGAAAGATTCCGGCTCCCCATTTGGATCCATGCTAAGAGAAACCGCACCCGGCATTGCCACTGGTGTTCCAAAAGTATCCGAACCCTCTTCCCCTGCTGTCAGCGGGGCATAGTGAACATTACAGATATTAAACTTCACTTTATTTCCCATTTTCTAAACCTCCATTTCATAAAGCACCTCGTACAGACGCTCCGATTCCACCCATACTTCGCTTTTTCCATAAAAAATGTCATGTCGCTCCAACACCGCCTCCACCTGTTCTTCCAGTTCTGCGGATTTGAAATCCGTATAAATCTCCACATGCAGACGATTTATTTTAAAATAAGGCAGTCCATCCGCTGAGAAATTCCTGGCTCCCGGATATAGAAATACACAAAACGGCGGTTCTGGTGACTGGCCTTCTGCAAAGTGGTCATAAGCAAAAGGCAGATTTATTTCTTCTACCATTGCCATTACCTGTTGCTGGTTCATTCCGAAATCCCCCGTTCTATTTTGGAAACCAATTCCAACCCTCCACGCTGCTCCGCCGGAGCAATATGAGGAATGGCCTGTACCCTGCCTCCGCCCCGTTTCACATGCCCATGCTCCAGAAGATGGGCAATCTGATAACGGTTCCGGCTGTGAACCACCATAGTCAGTGTGTTTGCATTTTCTTGCTGCTTTGCGGCCGTCCAGCTTTTCTTGTATCTGCCGCTCTTTACCGGGGCATTGTCCCGAATATCTTTCTTAATGGACTTACTCACATCCGCCACGCATTCCTTCATGACTTCATTGGATAGATTCGCATAATCTGATATGGATTGTGCTATTGCTTCTGCCATCCCCTCCACACGGACACGTCTGTCTGACATCTTCTACCTCTTCACTTTCTCCGCCCGCAACTTCAACGTCTTATTCTGGTACTGCATGAAATCCACAAAGGTAATATTGTAGATTTCCTCTCGGAACACAATCCGGTACTGGGTGCTGTCCATTTGTTTCAATTCGCTGCAATACCGGACAATAAAATACAAGGAAGCCTCCTGATTCACCTGAGCCGCCTCCCAATATTCCTTTCATGACAGATTGTTCACATATGCCCAGCAGGAATAATATTCTGTCCATATATTTTTCTGATTGCCCACATTATCGGTTTCAATCCCGTTTTTCTGAATCAGAATACGCTCCCGCCACTGCCCTATCCTCATTAGAACACCTCATCCCTCTGACCAAAGAGCAGACATTTCAGAGTGATAGTCAGGTCTTTAAAGTCTGCCTGCTCCCGATTCTCATACAGATAGGAAACTCCATACAGCACCGCAGTTCTCACCGGTTCCGGGATTTCCTCCATCTCCTCAAAGGAACTGCGTAAAATATCACTGCACAGACTTTCCGATGTGGCAAGCAGGGTGAGAAGGAGAACATCCTCATCTGCAGTGTCTATCCGCACATATTGTTTTATTTCTTCTAACGTCACTACCATAAGTCTCCTCCCTCCTCATAAAAAATCCGCTGCCTATATCAGATTGAAGCCTGATTTATATGCTATTTATGAACCACTTCCTGCTTTTACTGCCAGCGTCTTGATAGCTTCTGATAAAATCAGCTTGCCATCAACTCTCTGGCTTGCCAGAAAGCCAACCTGCCCTGTTGCCGCAAAGAGTTCATTCAGACGCTTAAAAGAACGCCCCTGCCTGTCAGCAATCCAGTAATAGGAAAAATCCCCAAATGCCATGACCTTCTTCCCTGCCGCCAGTTCCGGCACATAAGAGGAGGTCTGGTACGGACGGTTTAAAATCATATCCGGCTGTCCAGCCTGTAAGGATGGCTGCCAGATATAATTCCCATTGCCATCTTTTAATTTGCGGATTGCCTTCACAGTCGTGTCATTCAATACCCATACCGCCTTTTTTCGATATGCAGATTTTACAGCATAATATAAATCCATCACATCATCAAAAGTAATAGCTGCCCCTGTTGTTGTCACACCATCTGCCGCACCGCCTGTGGCATTAAATATTCCTGTGGGCTTTCCTGTTCCGTCACCTACAAAGAACGATTCCTCTTCCTTTGCCCCGATTCTTCGTCCGAATTCTTTAGAAATATACGCTTCCAGATTAAATACACTGTCATTTAACAGTTCATCGGATACCTTAATCATGGTAGCTACTTTATAGGCTCCAATGGACACCTGACCAAAGATGTCATCCGATTCCGGGATTGAACCCTCCTCATCAATCCAGGAGGCTTCCCCTTTTGTAGCCACCACTGGGATTTTCCTGTCACCGCTGGAAGTCTGGATGACCGTTGCCAGGGCACGGAACACGTTTTCTTCCTCCAATGCCTCCACCAAGGTGCTTTCAAACTCATCCGGCACCAGATAGCCGCCCTCGGAATCCGTTCCGATTTGTAGGGCATTATTGATGTCAAAATAATTCTTCTTACGCATGGAATTCCAGAACTCCCTGCGATACTCATCGGCTGCCCTGCCCTTCTTCCCTTCACCAGACGGATTCCCATTGGGTTTATTCGTAATCGGCGTACTGGTTGGCTTCGATAATTCCAGATCAATAGCCGCCTGACGCTCCAGACGCTCTACCTCTTTTCCTAAATCCACCACATCTTTTTCCATTTTTTCATAAGTGGAAGTATCCTCACTGGACAATAGCCCGTCATTTCCTCTTTTTGTATCCAGAAAAGCTTTTGCCGCCTCCCATGCCTTTGCCCGTTTCTCCCTTAATTCCAATACTTTACTCATTCTGATTTTCCTCCACTTAATGTGATAAGAGGGCAAGCCTCTTTTCCAACTGTTCCACCGGGACTTTCTTTCCCTCCGGTTTCGGGATTAACTTTTCCATTAGGGAATTAGTAACCGCCATTCTGGAAAACATCATTCCTTCCATTTCCAGCCCGTCCTTTTTCTTCTGCCCTCCACCTCCGCATTTGTCCTCTAAGACTTCATCTGCAAAACCAAGCTCCACCGCTTTTCTGGCATTGAACCAGCTTTCTGCATCCATCAGATTGGATATCTTTGTGCGGTTCATTCCAGTTTTGATTTCATAGGCGTTCATAATGCTTTCTTTTACCTCATTTAGCATTTCACCAGCCTTCTTCATCTCCTTCGAATCCCCAATTGCTATGGTCATGGGATTGTGAATCATCATCATTGCCACTGGGGACATCTGAACTGTAGTTCCAGCCATAGCGATGACAGAAGCCGCCGAAGCTGCCAGAGCATCCACCTTGACCGTGACATTGCCTTTATAGTCCATCAGCATGTTATAAATCTGTGCCGCCGCAAACACATCCCCTCCCGGTGAATTAATCCAAACCGTAATATTCCCTTCCCCTGCTGCCAGTTCTGTCTTAAACATCTGCGGTGTCACTTCATCTCCATACCATGTTTCATCTGAAATTTCCCCATCCAGATATAAAGTTCTTATACCTTCATCCTCATTTTTAACCCAGTTCCAAAATTTCCGTTTCACCTTTACCCCTCACCTTCCTGCTGCAAGCAGAGATTCACAACAATCCTCTTTGTCTCTTGCACATAACCACCAGCCTACTTTATAGAATGACATTAAAAAAGGAACCTTCTCTGTGGCATTTCCAAACCACTAAGTAAGTTCCTTTTCTATGTTTTTTCCAGCAAATAAACCGGCGTCTTTTAATTTTGTCATATTTCCATTTATCAGGTATAAATCTCCGCCATCTTTTTCCGGTATCGGATTCAAATCTTCCAACTCACGAATATCATTGGCTGACATCCATCCGTTCTGTCTCGCTGTGGCATAGCCAGTCATCCGGCTCTGATAATCGCCACGGAGCAGACCGTCCACGTTCAACTTTATGAAATACTCTTTCTTCTCTTCTGGCAGAAGAAGCGCTTTCTGCAGAGACTGTTCCCAGAGGATTACCCATGGGTCCAGAGTGTACTTTACAAACTCCAGTGATTGCTGCTCAATATTAGAAAAGCTGGATTTCTCCAAATCCCCTACCATGTGCGGCGGTATCCGGTACAGCCTTGCAATCTCGTTAATCTGAAACTTTCTTGTTTCCAGAAACTGCGCCTCCTCCGGCGGAATACCAATCTGCTGATACTTCATACCTTCTTCCAATACTGCAATCTTGTGGGCATTATTAGAACCACGGTACACGCTATTCCAGCTTTCCCGTACCTTACCTGGGTCTTTCAACACCCCCGGATGCTCCAGTACACCGCCCGGATTTGCACCATTGGCAAAGAAACTGGCTCCGTATTCTTCACATGCCAGTGTCATGCCTACAGCATTCTTCGCCATAGCAATCGGAGAATATCCAACCAGTCCGTCAAAGCCAAGCCCCGGAATATGCAGTACATCCTGCTGCCGCAGAACTATCCTGCCCATTTCCCGAAAGTTTGGATTCTCCTCTGAATACCTGGAATAATAATATACAAGCTCCCCATTTTCCAGTCGGTCTACCTCCATCTTATCGGGGAGCAATGGATACAAACCAATCACCCGGCCTGCACCATCTCTGATAATCTGAGAATAGGCATTACCCCAGATCAAAAGGTGGCTCATCATAGTTTCCCGGAATACAAAGGAAGTCATATCCGGATTTGGCTCATCATTAAGAATTTTATAAAGAGGATGATCCACCACCCGTTCCTTCCCAGCAACTGTATAACGGTAAATATGCAGCGGAAGGGATGCCACCGCCTCCGCCAGAATCCGCACACAGGAATAAACTGCCGTAGTCTGCATAGCTGTCCGTTCATTCACCGGCTTTCCGCTAGTAGTCCGCCCAAATAAAAAGGAATAAGCCGAACCACTGAAACTGTCTTTTGGCTTATCCCTTGCACTCCGTATTCCTAAAATGGTTGATAATTTCATCAGTACCTCCTATAAGTGATAAAAGAAAAGCACCTCTGAATTAGATGCCTTTGAATGCACAATTGCTGACGATATTCATAATGAAACTTGTACGTACTGACAAGCTGTAATTTGTCTCCTTGGTTATTAATTCAGCACACTGGATTTTTAATGAATTAATTAGACTACTTTTACCGCATCCATACACAATGCATAAATCGTTGAACTGTCGGTTAGGTGTATCTGCAAACATTCGTTCGCTCTACTCCTTATCAATAATTAGCTAGAAAACAATATCAATTTAGCTTTCTTTTACATATACTTATAAATGCTTTATAAGCATCCCATATTGCTGTAGCAAGATTGTTAAATTCCATGTTAATGTGTGAACTCTCTTTAAAATCATAATCATCATTTTTCCATGTGTAAATTGCCTGTGTGCCAATATTCGTTGGAAAAGTATTCACCGCTTTATAGTTTAAGAATTCATTCACTGCAACAAACAAACGCTTTCTATACTCTTCAACCTCATAATCTACAAATTCGTAATCAGGGTCATTATTGTATTGCATAAGCTGATTTAACGGATAAAATACTCTATTATCAAAATCATTACCTAAATCGACTTCCGTTAAATAATACTTCAAATTTGGAGATTGAAATAGTTCTTTAATTTTTTGATATAATACTTTATCCTCCTCATTACCACCCGCACTATCTATATATTTGGGGAATTCACCATCTGCGACTCTTTGGTAGAACGAATTACGTCTTATTTTCAGTTCTTCTGGTGAAAACTTATTTCCTTTTGGATGCTTAGGGTTATATGCCCCAACCTTTGAATGACAATCAAAGCACAATGGAATACAATTTTCAAAAGTGTCTGGCCCTCCATTTGCATGGGGAATAATATGATGACATTCAACATTTACACCTTTTTCGCGCTCACATAGAACGCAATATCTTTTACAAGCTATTAACGCTTGCTCTCTAATTTCTTTAGGAAAACCCATTAAACAACACCCCTCTACTTTTTTCTAATTATATCAAAATGTTGTCCAGTTTTCCACTACAACTTAAAGTTTCATTACTCCAGTGTATCAAATATACATACCTTTTAAAACACCAAAATACCTCTACCATCATACACGCTTCCAGAATTGCTACCATTCCGGATTGCCCTGTCAAGTGCCATCACTGTTGCCACTGCCCCATCTATCTTCTCCGTAGATTTCTCCTTATCCGGCTTAATATTGCCTGCCGGATCGGTACGGACAAAGATATTATCCATCATCCACCGCAGTACCGGATGATCGCCATGCGCCAGTTTCTGTTCCAGCGTCAGCTTCATCAATTCCTTACTCGGCGGTGACATATCCTTGAAACCTTGGCCAAACGGAATCACTGTGAATCCAAGCCCTTCCAGATTCTGCACCATCTGCACTGCTCCCCAGCGGTCAAAGGCAATCTCTTTGATATGAAACTTCCTTCCCAAGTCATCAATGAACTTCTCTATAAATCCGTAATGGATCACATTCCCCTCCGTTGTCTTTAGGAATCCCTGCTGCTCCCACACATCATATGGCACATGGTCATGCCGGACACGGAGCCTCATGTTCTCCTCCGGAATCCAAAAATACGGCAGGACGATATACTTTTCTTCCTCATCCCTTGGAGGGAAAATCAGCACAAATGCCGTGATGTCCGTAGTGCTGGACAAATCCAGCCCGCCGTAGCATTCCCTGCCCAGCAGTTCCCGCTCATCCACCGCAAATGCACAGGTATCCCATTTTTCCATCTGCATCCACCGGGTGGACTGCTTTACCCACTGGTTCAGCCGGAGCTGCCGGAAGATGTTTTCTTCTGCCGGATTATCTTTGGCACTCAGGTAAGCGTTCCTCACCTTTTCAATGTCAATCGTATGCCCCAGTGATGGGTTTGACGCATACCAGACCTTCTCCGAAGTCCAGTCCGCCTCATCCCCGGCACCGTAAATCACTGGATAGAATGTCTTATCAATCTTCCTTCCAAATATGATATCCTCCGCCTTTTGGTGTTGTTCAAAGCACACAGAATGGCGGTCTGTCCCGGCTGTAGTAATCAGGAAAAATAGCGGCTGTGTCCTGGCGTCACCAGAGCCTTTGGTCATAACATCAAACAATTCCCGGTTTGGCTGGCTGTGCAGCTCATCAAAAATAACCGCATGGACATTCAGCCCATGCTTTGTATATGCCTCCGCCGACAGCACCTGATAAAAACTATTGGTAGGCTTATATACAAGCCGCTTTACGGACATAACCGGCTTAATCCTTTTCTTCAATGCCGGACACTGATCTACCATATCAACCGCCACATCAAATACAATAGATGCCTGCTGCCGGTCTGAGGCACAGCCATACACCTCCGCTCCCCACTCCCCATCACCACAAGTCATATAAAGGGCAATCCCTGCCGCCAGTTCACTATTATGGGTTGGTACTGCTGAAATTCCTGCCAAATACATGTGGGAAGGGCTGTCTACCTGAATGCATTGCATCGGGACATTTTCCACAATTTCTATTTTACTGATATAGTGAAAGTGAGAACGGCTTCTTCTGTTTCTTCTTACCCTGTTTCCATTTTTTCTTTTAAGTCCTGATACCGCCATATCTTCAAATGCCGTAAAACAAACCCTGTAGCATATTTCTCCCGTTTCCCTATCAAATCGTTTCGAGGGAAATGTGTTTACGGTATTCTTGATCCCAAGGGACCATAGCAGTTTTCTCACATCATCCGCTAGTCCCGGCAGAATCGTCACATAGATGGACTGCCCCTTTTCATTGCTCACACAGCCATCGGAATCCATAAGCCCCTGCAGCAATTCAAGTCTCTGTTGGTAGGAACCGCAGAGAAAAGGCTGGCCAATCCTCTTTTCACGGTAATTGGATACCAATACCTTTTTCAGCACTTTGTACGCCAGTCTATCAGAATAACCTTCCTGCTGGTAATGGTTATGCAATGGATAGGGAATACAGGAAGCCACCCTGTTCACGTCATCCCGCATTACAGTGATTTCCGGTTTTGTTGCACACCCATTGCCAATCCAATATCCATACAGATATGGGTGGAGTGCCAACTGCTTTTCGGGCAAAATAAAAGCACCCCCAATTGGGATGCGGAATAATGCCCTGTCAACCACATGACTTCCTTGTCTTTGATACATTTCTCCAGTAGTCAGGAGCTTTTCCTTTTTTCCGTTCCTTGTGACTTGGACTTTCCATAGATGTCTGTGTCCGGCTACAATGCTGCTTCCATCCCTAAATGAGATTTTATAAGCCCGCTCCGTGTCATCCACTTCACTCTTTGCCACAACATGGCAGGGAACTCCGTCTTCATCAAATACGATATCACCTACTTTTAATTCCCCCATAGTAGTATATCCATTGGGTGTAGGGATTGGCGTATCAAGTGCCAGCTGCTTCCCATTCTTCTTCGGTATCTCCACATAGGCCGTGTTGTACTGGCGGAACCCATTTTCTTTCACCGTCCCAAACACATCCCGGATAATCGTTTTCTGCCATGGGAGGAGTTCAAAAGTCTGTCCCCTCCATTGGCCTTTCGTGTGTTTCAGGCAATTGATAAATTGCAGCGTCCGCTGTGCCTTTGCTTCATCAAACACTAACCGATTCCTCCCTTGTGCAGCAGAATCTCCATGGTGTCACTTCCTTCGTCTTCCCCCTTATCCGTAACAATCCGGCATCTGGAAGAAGGTGTCAGCCCAAATTGTTCACAGAAACGGTTCATTATCTTTAAGTAGGTCTGCGCAATGGACACCTGGGGAATCTGCTGATAGTACCCGGATGGTGTCTGGATGACTGCTCCATTTTCAGATATATATTCCTCCGCCTCTTTCCAGCGGGCATAAGCCTGACAGTATCCCGCAAAAGCCGCCATATCAATCTCCGTAAGGATACCAAGGTGCTCTAACTGCCTCGCCATTCGCTTCCATTCCTTCTTCGCCTCTTCCTCCAGCCAAGAAGGGCATCTCGGAGCTTTCCTCTCCGGTTTCGGTTCACCCGTATTCAGGCTTCGTCTTCCCGGATTACCTTCCAGTGCCTTTACCACTGATGGTTTTGGTTTTCTTCCCCTCTGTGCCACCGCTTTCACCTCCTCCTGTCAAGATACTATATAGCGGGGAAAGGCTTCGTCAAGAAGCCGCCCCCACTATTCTTTATTTCCAGTCTCCCCCGGTTCTGCCTCACGGCTCTCCGGCAGAGCCATAGCCACCGCATAAGCCACTGGTGCAGTCACCGCATTGCCAGCCTGCTTATAAAGCTGAGTCTCGGAGGTAACAGAAGCCGCCCTGTCATAAATTTCATCCGAAAATCCTTGCAGCCGAAAACATTCTCTTGGTGTCAGCCTCCGTATCCTGCCGCATTTCATGACCGTCCCAATCTTACAAGCACAGTCAAGTGTATTGGACAACTCTTTGACCACCATTTCATGCTCTGTGCTGTTTTCTGGATACGCAAGCGGTGCCAGATTTTTCTCTGTCTCTTCTGCCAATCCCCTCTCCGAACTATTCCTCACACGAAGAACCGGCTGGCCGGACTCCTCCACTTCGTGACATAAAAAACACCCTGACGATCCTGCCCTGTCTAGGTGAACATCGGCTCCCCAGCCTCCTTCATCCTTCTCCCATTCTGCCTCTTCTTTAACCTCTCTGGTGTCAGTACAGGATGAGCTTCAAGGACTGCCGAGTTCATGGAAGTATGATTCACCATCCCAACCGTATAACTTGCCGTCAAACATCTTGCCGCCTCTGTAATTTTAGGTTTCATGTTGCTCTGGTCGATGAAATACAGACCTGTATGAGCACCCGGACCGCCTGCACTTCCCATCAGGGTTGTAGAAATCCCATCCGTATCATAAACACGATGTCCTTGTCTACCCCCTATAATCTGCTTAATAGCTGCTCGGTTTTCTCCTTCGACAGATAATATTTCTCGCCTGCCTCTGCTTCTAAGATTTGCGATAATGAATACCCGCTCCCTGTTTTGGGGGACTCCGAAATTTTTTGAGTTAAGCACCTGCCATCTACAGTCATACCCTGCTTCATCCATTTCAGAGAGAACGAAAGCAAAATCGAACCCTGCACTAATTGATAACAGGTTCTTAACGTTTTCAACAAGTAAGTATGTGGGCTTATCATTTTCCTCTTTGCCTTTGACAAGGTCAATAATGTTGTAATAGATTCCACTTCGTTTTCCAGACAATCCCCGCTGCTTTCCTGCGATGGATATATCCTGGCATGGGAATCCGAAACACCAGATATCTGCATAGGGAATATCTCCTGCCCTAAGTTTTGTAACATCATCCGCTTTCCACTCTCCTTCTGTATCATACATGGCCTCATAAGAAGCCCTGGCAAATTTATCATACTCACAATATCCAATGCATTTATGGCCTGCAGCTTCCAGTCCCAGCCGAAAGCCGCCAATTCCTGAGCAGATATCCAGAAATGTAAGCTGCCCCATATTAGTCACCTTCCCTTCCGTCTCCTGTTTCCTCGGCACCGCCTTTTTCAAATCTCAGGTCATAAAAATAAGCGGCTTGTGGGAACTGCCGCTCAAAATCATCCAAGTATTTATAACACGCGCTTTGTCTGCCATTCGCCTCCCCAAACTCCCGCAGGCTTTTCTTTTTAAACAGACTGGGCTGGTTCGCCCATCTTGCAATAGACACATACACCCCACGGAACGGACTCTCCACATACCGGCTGAACCGCATAACATATGGGAGACAGCGGTATTTCATCAGGATTTCAATGCGCCGGAGCAGGTCAAAGACATCCTCTGCCCAAAATCCCCTGTCCCACACATCCTGTCTGTCAAATCCACAAAAGCAGTAAAACCTTAGAAAAGCTTCCGTATACCTTCTTGCCAGTATAAGCTTCTGTTCAATCATCCCTGCATCCTCAATATTATCAAACGCAAACGAATAGGAATCATCATACCGGCCTGAAAACAATTCTTTGCATTTTCTATCATCCAGAAGACGTTCATCCAGCCCTTGCCGGAATTGAAATGGTTTCCCGGTATCCTTCAACGCATCCAGCATTTCCTGCCATGCCGGATGCCCAAAAAAGTTGTCATCCAACAGGCATATCTTTTTCCGCTCCGGTTCCAGAAACTCCACCAGAGGGCTGTGGATATTTACCCTGTCATAATTTTGGTTGACACAGAACTGGCATTTTCGGAAACATCCTCTTGTAAGGAAACCGATGGAATAGTCCAGATAAAACCGGTACTCACTTCTCTTTGCCCCAGCCACCAGCTTTTCTTCCACCCATCCGGCATAGAGATGGTAGTCCGGCATATGATGTTCCACCTCCTCCGGCAGCTTTGGGGCCTTGTCATAGTAGAATCCGGTCCCACCATATTCCAGATTCTCCATTTCCAGAATTCCTTCCGGGACTTGGGTATCCGTGAATACTTTAGATAGATATACACGTTCAAAACCACCCAGCCCCTCGTAATCTGTTTTCAGAACAGCCTCATCCCCAAGCCCTTTATAGTAGCCTGACAACTTCATGCAGACCAGATTTGGAAATCTGTGCTTCTTCCTGCCAATCAAATCAGCGTCTATTACTGCTATCCTCGCCATCCTGCATCTCCCCAGTCAATATGCTCCGTCTTGATACTCCAATAAAAAACACACAGTTTAACCACGTCTGCCTAACCTCTCTTTCAGTTCCCGGAAGAATTCCTTCCCCCTAATGCTTTTTCCATCCCGGAGCCTCTCCTCTTCAAAGTGAAATCTTATTTCAAGTTCATCGGCGGAATAATCAGCCCGGAAATTCCTCCATGTCTTTGACTCCCATTCCAGGAGCTGCTTCCACAACTGCGGGAATTCTCTGCGAAGCGTGCGCAATTCCTCCAATCCCTGCAATGGGCAGCACCAACAGGAAACCCGGCTGAACAGCCTATACAGACCGCTCCAGTCATAACCTCTTTCATAGCAGTATTCCAGACAGTTCTTCTCCGTCATTCCCCACTCCACCAAAGGATACCGGTATTCCCTCACTCTCTGCGGCTCATCCGCCGCAATCCCAATATACTGCACAATCTCATAATCCTTCCGAAGTCCTGACAGATACCGTTCAATTACCCGCACCTTCAATGTGGAGGTACACCAACGGTTTCTGGGTCCTGCCCAGCTAAACCCCGATTTACCTACAAGGTTCTGATTTTTTCTCTTTGGCTGGTGATGGAGAAAATAATATTCAAACCCCTTTTCCTCTTTCAGCCACACGATAGGAACTGGTATGGACTGTTCCAGTTTCCTGATATGCTCATACATCTGTGGAAATTCAAGTCCCGTATCACAGAATAAAATTAAATCCAGCGGCCACTTCTCCTCAATTAACCGAAGCACCATAGCGGTGGAATCTTTCCCGCCGGAAAGTGAGGCTACATACAGCTTATCCTTTCTGCCAGCCTCATTCACCCGTCCCTTTCTGCAAATTGAAAGCCGCAGCTTCCCCATAACCTTCCATCCCGTTTGCCTTGCAGTAGTTCCGCACAATGTCACGGGACAGCCCCACCGCAGAAGCAATGGCCTTATATCCAATTCCCTGCGTCCGCAGCCCTTTTATCCGAGCCGCCTGCACATCCGTCATCTTTCCACCTCCAACTAAAAAAGACCAAAAAGCTATCATAATTTGATAGTTTTTTAGTCCAAAAACACGAGATTTCTGACTTTTTTAAGCAAAGTTGATATCAAAAAAGCCATATAAATCCTATGTTTATGTATAATAGAAGTGCCTTTTTCCTATCCCCCCTGCCAATTTCTGCGAAAACTCACGTCATGGGGGGCATCGGTTTCCAGGGGGCAGGGTTATAGAGATTTATGCTCCCCCTCCCCGGCAGTTTTTCTCTGGATTTTTCCATAATACAGGAGATTCACACGATAATATTCATTCAATAATGGTACTCCTGATATCGGTCTTCGGTCATGGTCTTGCTGTCATGGCACGGTTTACAAAGGCTCTGCCAATTCCTTTCATCCCAGAACAACTCCTCATCTCCCCTGTGTGGTACAATGTGATCCACCACTGTTGCCTTAACATATTTTCCCTGTACTTTGCATCTCTCACACAAAGGATGTATTTTCAAGAATCGGCTCCTGGCTTTGCGCCATCGGCTGTCATATCCACGACCGGAGGATGTCATCCTGTCACCTTGATGCAGTTTCTCATGCTCTGTACAATAAAACCCTGCAGTCAATTCCGGGCATCCCGCATGCTTACAGGGCTTTAATGGTTTTCTTGGCATATTGTTACCATTCCTTTTTACTGTCATAATAACGGTCAGCAATATCCTCCTGCTTGTGTTCCGGCAGTTTCCTCAGCCTCTCTTTGGCTTTCCTTATGGATTCCTGCTGTTCTTCCCTTGTTTTATAAAATCCACAGGATGTCCCTGTGCAGACTCCACCGCTCAAAACGGTACACTTCCCATTTTCTTTCATACCAAAACAGTCCATTTGTTTTTTCCTTCTTTATCCCTTCTTATCAAAAGGGCAGCGGTGAAAGGATAAAGTCCGCTGCCCTGTGCGAAGGATATAAAAAAGCCCCATGGATTCCTCCACAGAGCTTCTGACACTTCTTCGCATTCTAAAGATAACACAGATTCCAATGAACTTGCAATAAACCTTGACTGCATTTTTACTAAACCAATACTAAACCAACTACATGAAAGGGGATTTCTCAGCTAAGAAGATACCTCTCTGCTGTCTGCTCTCTTATCTGATAAATCACAGTCAGCTCTGATATTGCCTTTTTCCTGTACTTAGCTATCATTGTTTCACTGACATCATATTTGCCTGACAATTCCCTCCAGGTCATCTGCTCTATTACCATATCCCAAATAACCTCCGGCAGCTTTCCGCTTAACTGTCCTATGGCATATTCAAAAAATTCCAAATCTCCATTTACAGACTCATATCGTTCTATCAAGTAATCAAACCATTCATCATCCAGCCTTTCCTTCACCTGTCGGTAAATAATAGCTGTCTTTCCCGTCTTGTCAGAAATTTCACTGGTCTGCACCCTGTCACCCTCCGGCCTGGAAAAGCACAGGCTTTCTATCACATCATCATATGGTACTCCCTGAAAACGGCTGAGTTCAAATTCCAAAAGGCCCATATCCCTTTTCCAGTTTGTGTATTCCTTAAACAACTTTTCCACATCCATCCCGGATACCTCCAATCCTCGCCTTTACTGCTTCCACCAGTGCCGACTGCCCGCATTCCTTTTTCTCCAATGCCTCCATCACCCGCTCATCCAATGTGCCTTTTGTAATCAAGTGATGAATCACCACTGTTTGCTTCTGCCCCTGTCTCCATAATCTGGCATTCATCTGCTGGTACAGTTCTAAAGACCAAGTTAGTCCGAACCACACCAGCGTTGAACCACCTGCTTGTAGATTCAAGCCATGCCCGGCGGATGCCGGATGGATGACCGCCACCGGGATTTCCCCTGCATTCCACTCTTTCATATCCTCTGCTGTGTCTAGCTCTAAGGCGCCAATCCTCTCCTTTATCCGCTCTAAGTCATGCTTATACCAGTAGGAAATTAACACAGGCTTTCCATTTGCCGCCTCTACCAAGTCCTCCAGCATTTCCAATTTCCGGTCATGAATACGCTTCACGGTTCCGTTCTCATCGTAGACCGCACCGTTTGCCATCTGCATCAGTTTATTGGAAAGCCCGGCGGCATTTACCGCATCAATGTCACCATCCTCATAAGGAATCAGCATATCCCGCTCTAACTGCCGGTACAGCTTCAATTCTTTATCGGTCATGAATACTTCCACCAGGTTATAAACACATCCCGGCATATCCAGATAATCCGCTGCCTTCATGCTGATGCAGATATCAGACAACAGATTATAAATTGCTTCTTCCGCCCCTTCCCTCGGCTTATAAGAATAAATTATCTCCCTGCTCCTTTTATCCGGCAAAAAGAAGCGCTCCTGGTATCCACCGATAAACCGTCCAAGCCTCTGTCCCATATCCAGAATCCCAATCTCCGCCCACAGGTCAATCAGTCCATTTGGTGCCGGGGTTCCGGTCAGCCCTACTATCCGCTTCACCATCGGTCTGACCTTTTTTAACCCCTTAAACCGTTTCGCCTTATGGGATTTAAAAGAGGACAGCTCATCAAGCACCACCATGTCAAAATCCCACTTACACTCCTCCACCAGCCATTCCACATTCTCCCGGTTGATGACATAAACATTTGCCCTCCGGGCCAAAGCCTTTATCCTGTCTTCCACTGAACCAAGAACCCCCGACATCTCAATCCCGGCAAGATGATCCCACTTTCCTAGCTCTCCAGGCCAGGTATCCCTGGCCACACGCAAAGGCGCAATCACAAGTACTTTTTTCACCTCAAAGTAATCCAGCAACAGCTCCCATATAGCGGACAGGGTAATCACAGTCTTTCCAAGCCCACAGTCCAAAAACAAGGCACTCGCATTCTGGCTAATGATAAATTCCTTTGCATATTCCTGGTACTCATGTGGTTCGTAGTTCATCCAGTACACCTCCAATCTGCTCCACACCGTCTATTACATAAACCATAAATCCCAGTCCTTCCAACTGCCGTTTTCGCTTTTCCTGCAAAACCCGCAGCTTCCTATTCGGTGCCTTTAATTCCACAAATGCACACTTCCCATCCGGCATCAAAACAATTCTATCCGGTACTCCATCAAGTCCGGGAGATACGAACTTTACCGCCATACCTCCCATTTTCTTCACACTTCTTACTAATGCCCGCTCAATGCCGCTTTCTTCTCCCATTACAACTCCTTCCAGCCATTGCCCATAAGCCGTCCTCGCGCGTGTATGATGTAATAACGTGTTCTCAGGTACTGATACCCCTTTCTATACTTATTTATAAAATATAAAGAAGTATCAGCAACATAAGCAACAAACTCACTCAACCGCCCATATTTACTGTAATCCTTCCGGTTGCCCGTCAGCCATATTTCCGGCATCTGTTTTGGCAACAGCAACTTTTCCCGGTTGTTGCCCTGCTCCCAGCCTTTGCTGTTCTTTGCCGTCTAAACTTAACCACGGCAATACCCACGCACCACCCCATAAATCGAAAAACGCACCTTATTGTCCATTTTTTTCCATCCTTCTATATTTGCCAAAATCGCACTGATCTCATTGGCATCCTGCCGTTTCAAATTCCCACGCTCCTTGCCAAAGCACTCACACCAGATTTCCATGTTGCAGACACGATCCCGCCTTCGTACTCCCGGTTCCTTCGTGCCGCCGAACTCAGAACCACAGATATAGTTCCGGCGGTCATAAAGTTCCATCCTGTCCCAATTTTCCGGCAGGAGCATATCCAGATAATCCCGCACCATACCTTCCCGCTCATCCACTTCCATAGCAATCTGCTGTTCCCGGAGCGCCATGCCCGCAAGCTCATTATCCAGATGAAGGGGTTCCCCAGCTTTATAATAAACTAAGGCCTCCGCCCAAATCTGCCGGATTTCCTCCCCTGTCATTTCCCAAGATGCCCGTTTCCCGTCCCCCGGTGTTTTCACCGGCCAAAATCTCCGGTTTCCTGCTGTATCCCGCAAATAGCCATTTTCCGCATTGGTAGTTCCAATGAAAATACACTGTCTCGGATGAGGAATGGCCCTGCGCCCAAAAGATGCCCGGTAAATATCATTCTGCCTGGAAAGGAATCCCCGCAGCGTCTCAATCTCTGTTTTTTTCAATCCCGCCAGTTCCCCGATTTCCAGAATCCAGTACCCCTGCAGCTTCTCTGCAGCCGTCTTGTCCCTGGTATCATTCAGGAGAAGGGAGTCGTTAAACCATTCCCCGCACAATTTAGAAATCAGCGTGGACTTTCCTTTTCCCTGCGGGCCATTCAGCACCAACATGGTATCAAACTTGCAGCCTGGATTCATTACCCTTGCTATGGCTCCACACAAGGTCTTCCTCGTAACAGCCCGCACATAGGCATTATCAGAAGCACCCAGAAACTCCATTAGGACGGTATCCACCCTCGGCACCTTATCCCATTCCGGTAAGGATGACAAGAACTCTCTTATGGGATGATAGGAACGGTCATCCGCCACCTTCGTCACCGCAATGTCATAATTCCTTGCGTAAAAGGCCCCATAGGCCAGGTCAATATAGGAGATAAGCTGTGCATCATCCGCATCCCTCCAGAAACGGCTGGGATGCTCCCATGGCACTTCCTCTTTAATCTCCATCCCGTCACTAAGCTGGTTAAACACAATCCCTTTCAGCTTCTCATCGTTATTCAGAATCAGCAGGAGGTTTTTCAGGGTATTCTTTAGCACTGTGGAACGTGGCTCATACTCCAGCTGTTTCAGCCAGTCCACGTTTCTATCTGAAAATTCCTTCTCCGCTTTTTCCTTCCGTTCCCCGGCTATCGTCAGCTTCACCTTTTCATCTTTCACCGCAAACTCGCTCATGGCTTTAAAAGACGGCAGTTTTGCAGCCTCCACATCCTCCGGTGACTTCACATCCAAATCCCCGAACTTGTGAATCCTCACCATATCAAAAGCATTTATCAGTTTTCCACAGGCCGGGTCTGTGGCATGGTGGGAATAAGCAAATTTCCCCTCATAAATTACTACACCTGCCTGGGAATCTGCGGGGATATAATCAAATCTTCCCAGCATGGCACTTGACTGGTACACATCAGATAGAAACGTGCTGACTGCCTCCTCAATTCCATATGTCCGGCAAAATGCTCCAATCACGCCTTCCTTCCCAAGCGGATCCGCCTGTTTCCTGATTTCCCGCTGTACCACCGCCTGCTGTCTGCTGCTTACCGGCCACTGGGATGAATCCCGCCAATCCTGATACTTTCCCAGCACCATATCCGGGTTCAAAATCTCCCCTTCAATATCACGGAACACAAACTCCCCATCTGCAGAAGTGGAAGGCCAATACATTAAACGGGACGGCTCATAGGTGGTATCGTCAAACAGTTCCATGCCGATTTCCTCCGCCACCTTCCTTGCCACCGCCGCATACTCATCTGGTGTCACCGTCCTGCACAGCGGAATGATGAGCCGGAGCCTTGGCTTCTCCGGCGTATGCTTATGGGTCGAATAAATAAGGCAGCGGAAATCAAAGAACATCTCCATCTGCTCCGGAATATCCTCTGTGGCATAATCCATATCCAGCGTCAGCCCGGACCGGAACACCACGCAGTCCTTCTTCCTCCTGCCACCTTTTAATTTTCCAAGTACAAAGCCTCCCACATCCTTGATGTCATCCTGCTTTGCCTTTGACAGCTTCCGGTACTGCTCCACGGTCTCAGATGTGCGTACCGTATTGGAGATACGCCCAATAAATTCTTCCATCTCCATGTCCACGCCGTTCCAGCGTTTCTCCATCCTGGAATTCCCTATTGAAACAAACAACTTCATCACCCTGCCTCCTAATCCTTTTTATAAAACACACATTCATATCCGTCCGCCCGAAGCGGCAGTCCCTCCGCCCACAGCGGCTGCATGGCCATGACCGCACACATTTCCTCCACGGAACCAGTCCCCTCCGGCACTTCCGCTATAATCTCATCATGGCAGTGCATCACAATGGGATAACCTTTGCATTCAACCCGGAGCATGGCTTCCGCCAGTAAGTCCCTTGCCGTTCCCTGCACGATATTCTCCACCAGTTTGGGTCCATAAGTCTCAATCCTGCCCCATTTCTTATTCTCCATGATCCCTTCATAGGTCAGTCCGTTCCTGCCAAACTTATTCAGTGCCATCCTTGGCTTCACATAAGACAGTTTCCTTCCGGATGGCAGTTCCACAAACAAAATCCCGCTTTTGTATTCAAAGGTGATTCTCCCCACTCTTGTTTTCTTTTTCTCTGTGACCGCCTTGATTGCAGCTGTATCCACATCCCACCAGAACTGCGTGATATGGGGATTGGCACTCCTCCAGGCAGTTACCAGCGGAGCCAGTTCCTCTTCTGCCAAGCCCATATCAAGAGCACTCATGGAAGTCAGCGCACCTACAGAGCCGCCATATCCCAAAGCCAGTTCTGAAATCTTTCCCTTCTGCCGCAACGGGGAGCCCTTCGTCACTTCCTCCATCGGCACATGGAACATAGCGGATGCAGAAGCCTCATAGATTTTGCCGTGGGAAGCAAACACATCCAGCCTCCACGTCTCCCCGGACAGCCACGCCAGCACCCTGGCTTCAATGGCAGAAAAATCTGCCACGATAAAACGGCAGCCCGGCTTTGGAATGAAAGCGGTACGGATTAGTTCAGACAGCACATTTGGCGTGGACTCATAAAACAGTTCCACATCCTCAAACCGCCCTTGTTTAACAAGGGTGCGGGCAAGCTCCAAATCCGGGATGTGGTTCTGGGGCAGATTCTGCACCTGCACCAGTCTCCCTGCCCATCGTCCTGTCCGGTTGGCTCCGTAAAACTGCAATAAGCCATGCACCCGACCGTCTGAACAGACAGACCTCTTCATGGCCTCATACTTCTTCACAGATGTCTTCGCCATCAGGAGCCGGAGCCTTAATAACTCCTGCACCTCCCCGTCTGCTTCCTCTATCAGCCCTGCCACGGCCTTTTTTGACAGGCTTTCCATCACCATGCCATTTTCCCCCAGCCATGACTTTATCTGTACCACGGAATTGGGATTCTCCAGCCCGGTCAGTTCATATGCCCTCCTAGTCACGATATCTTTATACATCAAATCACAGGATACCGCCTGTCTCACCAGTTCTTTATCCACCAATACTCCCCGGTCATTGATGACCTGATCCAAACGGTACAGTCCCATCTCACTTTCAGAAATCGGAAAATGCTGCAGTTTCCTCCTTATCCCCTTCTCCACATCCACATCCCGGATACAGTAGCTTTTAAGCATCTCCCACTTTTCCGGTGCATGGCAGGGAAGATTCCGTGTCCTCCCGCCGTTGGCTTTTGTTGGCTTACACGGCATACAAAAATACCGGATTAAATCTTTCCCCTCTTTCATCTTCTGCTGTTCCAGTCCAAGTACCATTCCTACCTCTTCCAATGAACGGGGAAGGGCAAGCATTGCCGCCTGAACTGCGCTGCAATGCCAGGACTCCGGGGAAAGGTATTTCCCAAAATGCTTAGAAAGACAAATCCGTTCAAAGTTGGCATTAAACGCCGTCTTCACCACAGCATCATCAAAAATAGCATCCATGACCTCTGACGGAAGCTCCTCGCCCTGTGCAAAATCTATCAGCTGCGTCCCCTCTCCTTCAAAAGAATAAGCAAACAGCAGCACTTCAAAAGCAGGGCTGTCCGCATAAGCATAAACCCCGCATTTTAGCAAATCCACATCACTGTACGTCTCGATGTCAATACTCAATTCCTTTTCCACCGCACGCCTCCTCTCCATACATCCAGAAAAGAACGGGCAGCAGTTCCCCGCCGCCCACTCATCTTACCCAAGGAAATCTTCATCCGCAGATACTACTTCAAAATCCTCATCTGCACTGCTTCTTCCGCCCAGTGATTCCCCGTCACGGAGCTTCTGGATATTTCCAAGCCCTGCCGCAATGCCTTTGTTCCCATTGCTGGAAAAGCCATAGAAATTCACACTGATTCTTCCATAACACCCGGAATACACCTCCGACTGGTCCAGGACCGGCTGCACGTTCTGATCCACCACCTGGGGCGCCTGCCTGCTGTTGGCATTGAAGAAATAACTGTCCGCATAAGCTTCATCCTCCGGGCGGTCAATGTCCCCGTCACGCAGAGGCAGTTTTAAGTTTGCCGGAACCTTGCCGCCCCACTTAGACACAGAATCCTTTTTCGCCTGTTCAATCGCCTTCTTGATCTTTGCAATCGTCTCCGTATCCGACTTCGGGATAATGGCAGACACCGAATACTTCGGCTCCCCGTCATTCACTGCGTTTGGTTCCCAGCAGTGAAGATAAGAAAATCTACAGGGTACAATTACTTTTGTCAGGTTTATATTCTCATTACTCATGGTCTTGCTTCCTCCTTAAAATCCGCTTCTGCGGTTGCTGTTATAACTGCCTCTCTCATATCCGTTTCCGCTGCCAGGGTAAGCCTGCCCTGCGGCTTATACACCAGTGTTCCAAGTATCTCTGCAAATTTCTTCTTTCCCATCAGCTTCTCCATTTCCGTGATACCCACCAGAGTGCTCTTATAAATATCCGTATATCCGGCGGCCTTTGCCGTCTCCGCCGCCGCTTCCTCATCCGTATACTTCCGGTTGCTCCTGCCCTCCACCAGCTTAAATCCCGTCCACTGCTTCCCATGGGTGACGGCCTCGTCTGTGGCATAGGCATAGACATCCGCAGACCACTTGGCAAGTTCATCCGCCACTTTCAGCACTTTTGCCACCTCTTCATCCGCCAGAAGCGCCGGGGCTTTAAATTCCATCCGGGCCAGTTTCAGATATTCCTCCGCCCTCGCCCTGCAGGTGTTCTTTGCCTTACAGAACCGGCACCAGGAGCCGCAAGAAAACTCCCCTTCTCCATTTATGGCAAGTGCCGCCTTCGGTTTCAGTTCCGTATCCACCCATTTCTTCAAATCTTCCACGGAAATCTCCCAGGTACTGATGCTCTCCAGCCTTGGCTGATAAATAGTCATGCGGATGGTATCAATATCATAAATGGCATCAAATAATTCCAGCGCACCCAGTCCATACAGCAGCATCTGCGGATTCCACTCCGCCTCCACCGGCACGCCTTTTCCATACTTTAAATCCACCACAGCAAGCGTACCATCCGCTACAATCAGTAAATCCCCGGTGCCAAACCCTTCCGGCACATACGCAGAATAATCCAGATGCTGTTCAATCAGCACAATCGGATCGGGACAATTCTGCCTGGCCAGTTCAATCTGCTCCATGGCATAGGACACATATCCTTCCGTACATTCCTCCATCTCGTCACACTGATAATCAGAAACCGGACGTTTGGATCGCCGCTTTAATAACCGTTTCAGCTTATGCTCCGCCAGGGCATGGGCCGCAGTGCCTTCTTCCGCATACATGCTCCCCACATCTTCTTTAAACTGTTCCTCCAGCCTTGCAGACGGCGTGCAGTTCAGCCAGCGTTTTGAAGATGATGCAGATAAAAGCGCATGCCTCCCCATCAAAGCACCTTCGCTTCCTGTAGTAATGCCGGATAGTCTTTCTCCTCAACGGCTGACAGCTTTGCCACACCGTATTTTCCCAGCAGTTCTTTAATCTGCCTGGACTTTCCGTCCTGAGACTTTTCCGCCAGCACTGCACGGATATCCTCCACCGCCACAGGCTTCTCCTTTTTAGACGTTGCTGCATTTTCCTTTTTCCCTGTCTGCTCAGAAGCCTGTTCCTGCGGTCTGATGCCATGATCCGAATTACCACTTATTTTCTCATCAGCCAGTACTCTCAGACTTTCTGCTGCCTCAGTAAGACTGTCCGCCAGTTTCAACAACGCATTACTCATTTATAAGTCCTCCATTTCTTCCAGACGCTCAATCAGTTCCTCCGTGTACATGGCACAGATTAGGAGTTCTTCCCCAATCTCCGCCGCATCAAAATATACCGCCCTGCTGCCATACTCCCGGCAGGCTTCCTCAATCCGCTTCTTCTTTTCCCCGTCCTTCTCATTGCCGAATACCCATATCTCATCCACTTTCTTTGCCATCCTGGAAATCAGCAGATGCTCCGCCGCGCCTGCCTGCTCCCCTTCAAACATACCGTGAAAACTCAGATATGCACTGATGGGAATCACTCCCTTGTGTGCTGCGTACCGGCAGTATTCCACTGCCCTCATGCGGTCATTTTTCTCATTTCCTGTCATCTTTGTTATGATTAGAACATGCTTCAATCTGCCACACCTCCTTCCATTCTCTCTTTGAACCAGATGTGGATACCATGCTCCACTGCGAACCGGATTTCCTGCTCCATGCCCTCAGTTGCCTTCCCAAACACCCACAGTTCATCACAATCACGCAGCAGTTCCAGGCCCATGGAAATACCGTCTGCACGTTCCTTCAAGCTGCCTTCATCCAGAAACTGAGGAAACAGAAGATGAGGGGCAATGGGAAGATGCCCTGCCTCATATGCCATGCGGCAGTATCCCACAGCTGTTTTTCTGTTCCTTTCCACATCCCCACGATAAGGACTGCTGATAAATACCTTTTTCATCTACACATCTCCTCCTTCACTGTTTCGCCCCATGTTTTCTTCTTTTGAGAAACAAAAACCAACGATACCTTCTGATACTCTTCCCTTAATAAAATTGGGTTGGAATCCCCGTATTTTTTCAGGGTAATCCGAATTATTTTCAT